GGCGGACTTGGAGATCGAGCGCGAGGACTTCGAGAAGAACACCGACGTCATCCCAGTCAGCGACCCGCACATCTTCTCCGAGACCCAGCGCATGGCGCAGATGCAGGCCGTGCTGGCCCGCTCGGACGCCAAGCCGGACCTGTACGACGCCAAGGCCGTGGAGGAGCGCTTCCTCAAGCAGATCAAGATACCCAACGTCAGCGAGCTGCTCAAGGCGGTCCCCGAGCCCGAGCAGCGCACGCTGGCCGACGAGAACGCGGCCATGTCCATGGGACACCCGGCCTATGCCTACATCCAGCAGGACCACATCGCCCACATCCAAGGGCACCTGATGTTCGGCATGGACCCGTCTTTTGGTGCAAACCCGTTTATTGCCCCGGCGTTCCTGCCCAATGCGGTCGAGCACATCAAGCAGCACATGACGCTGTGGTACCTGAACCGCATGAACGGCTACGTGACCAACCTGCGCGGCGGCAAGCCCGTGAACGACTACGAGAACCCCAAGCTCACGGCCATCATCGACAAGCTCTACGCCACTGTCGGCCAGCACGTCGCGCTCGACAGCGAGCAGGTGTTCCAGCAAATCCTGCCCCAGCTCCAGCAGCTCCAGCAGGCCCTGCAGGCCAACGCCAAGCCCCCAGTGCTGCCGCCCGATGCCCAAGTGGTCAAGGACACCGCCATGGCCGAGACGCAGCGCAAGGCCGCCAAGGACCAGCAGGACGCCCGGATTGCCCAAGCCAAGATTCAAGATGGCCAGATGCGTGGCCAAGCCGAGATGCAGGCCGCCGCCCAGCGCGACCAGCAAGACGCACAACTACAATTGCAGATAGCGCAGATTAATAATCAGGCGCGCATTGAGATTGAGAACGCCAAGTTAACCCACCAGACCATACAGACTATGGTCCAACCACCGCAAGGAGCCCCAAATGGCAACGTCTGATACTGAACAAAAGTCGATTAACGTGCCCCAGCACAAGCGCATGGCCATGGGCGAGAAGCTCGACGGCCAGAGCATGCAGCCCAAGGGCGGCAGTAAGCCCGCTGGCGGCCTGAGCGCGCTGGCCAAGAAGAAAAAGTGATCTCCGAGTTAATCCACCAAATCCAAGTACGGCAGGCGGAGCTTCGCCTGTCCTTGGTACAAAACCCCGTGGGTGACCACACAACATATTCCCGCATCGTTGGGGAGTACCAAGGTCTGCAATGGATATTGGACTCCCTTAACGCAAAACTCGCTGAGAACGAATAAGGCCGCAAGGCCCTAAGCCGCGCTGAAATATGCGCACATCGAACCTGAAATATGGTTTTTGTCGATAGGAGTGAGTATGAGTCAAGAAAAAGTTCCCTACATCGTAGGGGCGCAACAGGCGTCTGACCCTGCCGAGCTGGCATGGGCATTTCCAGACGTACCGGCAGGTCAGGCCCCGTTAGGTGGCCGGGTCATTGTTCAGCTTCGCCGCATTAAGAAAAACGCGGGAAAGATCATCTTGGTGGAGGAGACCAAGGAGAACGAGAAGTGGAACAACATGATCGGACGTGTCGTCGCAATCGGCCCACTGGCATACCGCAACAGGGACACCATGGCAACATGGCCCGAAGGGTGCTGGGCGCAGGTCGGCGACTATGTCCGAGTACCGCGTTGGGGAGGGGATCGCTGGGAGCGGCCCGTGTTCAACGAGGAGAACGGCGACCTTAACCCGGTGCTGTTCATGACCATCAACGACCACGAAGTCATAGCGAAGGTCACCGACGACCCGCTGTCCTTCAAAGCCTACGTCTAAGGAGATACCATGGCAACAGAGAACAAGGAAGAAATTCTGCGCATCGAAGAGGGTACGGATGGCACCGCCACGGTGGAGCTGCCCGAGGGCATCCTGCCCCCGGATGAGGATAACTCGGCCCCTGCTGACGACGGCGGAGACGAAGACCACCCTGATGACAGCGAGGCGGTACGCGCAGCGCGCCGCGCGCGCCGCCGATCCAAGAAGGACCTGATCCGCAAGACCAACGTGGAGAAGGACGTGCGGCTGCAGGCCCTTCAACGCGAGAACGAGGAGATGCGCAACCGGCTTTCGCGCGTGGAACAGCGCACCCAAGGGGCCGATCTAGCCCGTTTGGACAAGGCCATCGAGGACCAGCAGGTGCGCTTGGAGTATGCGCGCATGAAACTGTCCGAAGCCACCGGTGCAGGGGATGGTGAGGGCGCCGTTAGCGCCCAAGAGCTGCTGTACGAGGCCCGCCAACAGCTCCAGCAGCTCAATCACTTTAAAAAACAGGCCGATCAGCCCCAACAACAGGCCGCGCCGAGTATTAATCCAAACGTCCAGCGTCAAGCAAGCATCTGGATTGAGCGAAATGGCTGGTATAAGCCCGATTTATCGGACACCGACAGCAAAATCGCCAAAGTAATCGACGAAGACCTTGTAAAAGAGGGCTGGAGCCCCGATTCCGACGATTATTGGGACGAATTGGACTCGCGTTTGCAAAAAAGATTACCTCACCGCTATAATGGCGCGTCAGATAAGCGTGATACAGATCGACGAACACCAAGGAATACCGTGGGAAGCTCAGGACGTGAAGCATCAGCCGCATACGGGGGCACAAACCGCACCTTTACTCTCTCCGCTGAACAAGTGCGAGCGATGAAGGACGCCGGTATGTGGGATAACCCCGAAAAGCGCGCCAAGATGGTTAAACGATATGCAGCCGAATCACGTAATAATCCCCGGAGTAACTAATCATGACTGAATCACGTCTCAAAAAATCTCTCAATGCTGGTGGCCGCAATGATCGCGCAAGCGAGGACGCAAGCCGCGCAGCACCTGAAGATAAGTTCGCTTCTACGCAAGAACGTCGCAAGATGTGGAACGAGGAGTGGACGCAATCAGCGTTGCCTAAACTACCCAGCCTAAGTGGGTGGCATCTTTGCTGGCTCTCAACAACCAACACTTACGACTCCATCGACAAAAGGATTCGCCAAGGGTACGTTCCAGTGAAAACTGAAGAGTTACCCGGGTATGAAGACCTGCGCGTGAAGACCGGTGAGCACGTTGGATATATCTCCTGCAACGAGATGTTGCTGTTCAAACTACCGATGGATGTCTACCAAGAGATCATGACGTATATGCACGACGAGAAACCCCGTGACGAGGCGGAGAAAATCCGCGTCCAAGTGGAGCAACTCCAAGGCGCAAGGGACAGCAACGGCAAGTCGCTGGTGGGCATTGAGGGCGACGGAATGGGCAATTTTGACAAGCAACCCAATCGAACGCCGGTATTTTCCGGCTAACTAAGGAGTTAATATGAGTTCTACCTCTGCTCCGTTTGGCTTGCGTCCTGCGTTCCACCCTTCTGGTCTGGATCGTGCAGTGGCGCTTGCTGGCGGTATCGCCTCCGGTTACGGAACCGGAATTCTGAAGGGCCAACCTGTGGCTCTTAACACGTCTGGAAACATTGTGGCCATTGCCGCTAGTGACCCCTATCAAGGTGCCTTCGCCGGTCATGAGTACACCGATGCAACTGGCCGTCGTCAAATTAGCAACCAATGGATTGCTAACACCACCTACATCGCTGGTTCTCAAGTGACCTACTACTACTCTGACCCGCTTATCGTTTACGAGATTCAGGCAAATGGTAGCTTGTTGCAAACGTCTATTGGCGATCAAGCCAACTTTACAAGCATTACCGCTGGTTCTACGACCACGGGCTTGTCGCAGTGCATGATCTCCACTACGTTGGCGGGAACTAGCGCCGTTGGTGACATGCGCATCATCGGTTTGAGTAACGGCGTTGATAACGCTTGGGGTGATGCGTACACCGTGGTGCAGGTTCAAGTGAGCCGCAGCCAGTACGTTGCTACCATTAACGCTATCTAAGGAGCAATAACATGGCAGCACCAATGAGAAGTACGGACTTCCGAAGCATCGTCGAACCAATTTTGAACGAGTGCTTCGATGGAGTCTATGACCAACGCGCCGACGAGTGGTCACGTGTTTTCCGCGAGGAAGACGGCATCCCCCGTAACTACCACGAAGAGCCCGTCCTGTACGGTTTCGGCGCGGCACCTCAACTGCCTGACGGCACACCGGTGACGTACCAACAAGGTGGTGTCCTGTTCCTGAAGCGCTACGTCTACAAGGTCTACGGTCTGGCTTTTGCCCTGACCAAGGTCCTCGTGGAAGACGGCGACCACATCCGTCTGGGTCAAGTGTACGCACGTCACTTGGCACAGTCTCTGGTGGAAACCAAGGAACTGCTGTCCGCCAACGTCTTGAACGTGGCCTTCAACAGCTCGTACCCCGGCGGCGACGGCGTGTCGTTGATCAACACCGCTCACCCCATCGTGAACGGCACGTTCAGCAACCAGTTGGCCACCGCCGCTGTGCTTTCGCAAACCTCCCTTGAGCAGATGCTTATCCAAGTACGCCAAGCTGTGGACAACAACGGCAAGAAAATCCGTCTGGTGCCCAAGCAGCTCGTCGTGGCTCCCGGTAACGTCTTCCAGTCGGAAGTGTTGCTGAAGTCGGTCCTGCGCGCAGGCAACGCCAACAACGACGTCAACCCCATCAAGTCCATCGGCTTGCTGGACGGCGGCGCTACTGTGCTGTCTCGTCTGACCAGTGCCAACGCATGGTGGGTCCAGACCGATGCTCCCGAGGGCCTGAAGCTCTTGATGCGTCGTCGTCTGGAGAAGACCATGGAAGGCGACTTCGAGACCGACTCGATGCGCTACAAGGCCACTGAGCGTTACGACGTCGGATTTACCGACCCACGCTGCCTTTATGGGACACCCGGTATCTAATACCGGCCAAGGTCTTGGCGGGGGGCCTTAATCCCCCGCCCCATTTTTAACATCGGTCAAACTTTTCAAGGAGCAGACCATGCCTCAATTCTCAGACGACCTTTTTCTAGGCCCGGCCCAAACCTACATGGGCACCGGACTGCGCTCCTACACCCTTACCGCTACTGGCGGCACCGGTGGCACGTCATCGTCAACCTTAACAATTACCGCTCTCAACTCCGGTAACCCAATTGTTTTGGGTATGTACGTTGACGGTTCAAGCGTAACCGACGGCACCTACATCACGGCCTTTGTTACCGGCAACGGTGGAACGGGTACTTACACGCTGAACCAAGCAATTAACATCGCCAATACCACCGCGTTGACCTTGCACGGTAATGTCGCATTTGACAACCCGTCCCCTATGGACTTGGGCATTGGGCCACTGGGACGTATCTACGTCTGGGACGTTGTTCCCCAAGCCGCAGTCACCAACAACATCGCCGCATCGCAAGCACCTGCTGCCGCTGGCGCTTTGACGTTGACCGCTGGCACTTCCGTGAAGTCTGTGGTTCGCACCGACGGCACGACCGTGCTGCAGTTGGACCTGCCCCGCGCAGTTAAAGTGAACAGTTCTACTACGGCCCGCGCGTTTACCGTGAGTGGTTACGACTACTACGGACAAGCAATGAGTGAAGTTATCACGGTGGTTACTGCCGCAACTGCTGTAACTGGTTTGAAGGCTTTCTACCAAATCAGTGGCGTGACTATTGCTGGCTCTGCAACTGCTGTTGTGGTTGGTACCAGTGACGTTTTGGGCCTTCCGGTCCGCGTGTTTAACGTGGCCTACGTTGCCAGCGTGAAGTCCAACAACACCTTGGCACAAGACGCGGGCACCTTTGTGGCTGCGGATACCGCCACGGCGACCACTACCACTGGCGACGTTCGCGGCACGTATGCACCTGCTACGGCTTCAAATGGCATCGTTCGCACGACGATGGGCATCTTGTTGCCAGCTATCGCGGTTGGACCTAACGCTACCCGCGTTGGCGCCCTCGGTGTCACCCAAGCATAAGGAGTAGATCATGGGCCAATTCAAACCAATGGTGAAGATGGAGACCACCGAGCCTTCGGTAATCTTGAAGCTGAAAAAGGGCGGTCACGTCGCAATGGACAAGGACGACAACGGCCACACCAACATGAAGGGTAAAAACTTCATGAAGGGAGGCAACGAAGAGTCTTGCGAAGACGGAGCTTCGCCCAAGAAGCCTTCGATGTCGGACCGCCGCAAGGCCATGTCCGGCTCTATGATGAAAAACGGCGGCAAGGTCGAGAAGAAGGCCATGGGCGGCATGATGGGCGCGCCAGCGATGGCCGCACCCATGGCTGCCCCTATGGGCGCTCCTATGGGTGCTCGTATGGACCCCCGCAAAGCGGCCATGATGAAGGCCTTGCTGGCCCGCAAGGCCGCTATGGGCGCGCCTGCGGCGCCTATGGTTGCCCCCGGTGGCATGCCCGCCATGAAGAAGGGCGGCAAGGCTGGCGACAAGTCGCAAGACAAGGCCATGATCATGAAAGCCTTTAAGCAGCACGATATGCAAGAGCATACGGGCGGCAAGGGCACCAAGCTCAAGCTGGCCACGGGCGGCCTGACCAACCCCATGAAAAAGGGCGGCAAGGTCTCGGGCGCGGCTATTGACACCGCGATGGACAAGACCACCGTTAAGGGTAACGAAGGCGCTTTTGTTAAAACCAAGATGGAGCGCAAGGCAACAAATCCCGGTTACGAGCGCTACGCTGCTGGCGGCACTGTGGAAGGCAACGAAAGCACCTTTGCCAATACCAAGATGGAGCGCAAGAAGACCAACCCCGGTTACGAGCGTTACGCAACTGGTGGCGTCGTAAACGGTATGGCTACTGGTGGCCTGACCAATCCGATGAAAAAAGGCGGGAAGGTTGACTTTGCAAACCGTCCTGCTAACACCAGCAAAGCCGATCCCGGCTACGAGCGCTACGCCACGGGTGGTCTGACCAATCCGATGAAAAAAGGCGGTGCCGCAAAAAAGCATTACGCCACGGGGGGCAGTGTTAGCACTGGCCATGCCGTGGCAATGCCAAAGCGCCCTGTTTCCCAGCCGGTAAGCAACAGCCGTCAATCGGGCACCTTCAAGAAGGGCGGAACGGTCGATATTGAGCTGATAGACGCATCCAAAGGCGCCTACGACAAGGCAATTGGGCCGGGGGAAGACGAGATGGAGATGGCAAAGGCTTTCCGCGACCCAGTGGGGAGCGTAAAGAAATTGCTAGGCATCGGCTCCAAACCAACGGAAAAACAGGTCATCCACACCGGTGGCTACAAAAAAGGCGGCAACGCCAAGTGCTGATAGGTAAGGGGCTTAAAATGCCCCTTACTTTTAATTGGAGAACATCATGGCTGACGCAGTAACGAGTCAAACTTTAATGGATGGCGAGCGCTTGGCCATCATGAAATTCACGAACATCAGTGACGGTACCGGCGAGACTGCGGTCACAAAAGTTACCGCATCCAGTTTAGCGGCCAGCGGCTCCGGAAAGGCCTGCTCTGGGGTAATCGTAAACAAAATAATGTCTGTTTGCCACGGCATGGAAGTGCGGATGTACTGGGACGCGAGCACGGACGTGCCTTTCTTTTTGTCCACTGTCAACACCAATTACGAAAACGACTTCTCCAAAATCGGGGGTATCCAGAACAACTCTGGTACCGGCAAGAACGGGAACATTGTGTTTAGCACGGCTGACGCCTCCTCAGGGGACACGTACACCGTGGTCCTTGAGATGATCAAGACCTACGCCTGATCATGCCAAGCAAATCCCCCGCCCAACACCGCCTGATGGAGGCCGCTGCTCATACCAAGGGCGGCTTTGGTGGCGTGCCGCAGAAGGTCGGCAAGGAGTTTGTCAAGGCCGACAGCATGAAAAAGGGTGGGGTGGTTAGCTCTCTGAAAAGAGACGGATTCTACGAGGCCGGGAAAAGTAAATCAGAACGCCTGAATATCATTAACGATGTAACAACTAAACCTCAAAGGCTGGAAATGGTTGATAAATTATTTTTAGCAAAGAAGATGAAAGCAGGCGGCTTGTACGCCAACATCCACGCCAAGCAAAAACGCATCGCCGAGGGTTCCGACGAGCGCATGCGCAAGCCGGGCAGCAAGGGCGCACCAACTGCCGAGGCCTTCCGTCAGTCTGCAAAGACCAAGAAGATGGCCGATGGCGGCATTGCCAGCCTCGGCGGCATGACCTCCAGCACCCCCAACACGCCCACGGTGGCCTCGCGCGACAACAGCCGAGAGCTGCAGCCCCCGCAAAAGCCGCTGGGTAACCCCCAGCAGATGGCCGATGGCGGCTCCAAGGGTGGGGATGGCGAGCAGTTTTATGGGTACAAGAAGGGCGGCCAAGTTACTACCCGCAAGGTATCAACTTGCGCTCCTTCCAAGAAATCTTCTAACTGGTAAACGCCATGGCAAAGAAGGACAAGACCCCCTCTTTGGCCGTAGGCCGGGGCGAAAAGCTGTCCGTTGCCAAGGGTGCGGGCCTTACTGCAAAAGGCCGCGCCAAGTACAATCGGGAGACGGGCTCGAACCTTAAAGCCCCCCAGCCCAAGGGCGGCGCCCGCAAGGATTCATTTTGCGCCCGCATGAGCGGCGTGGTGGAGCATTCCAAGGGTGACGCGCCCCGCGCGAAGGCATCATTAAAACGCTGGGATTGCCCCGGCTGGTAAGGAAACACTATGGCCTACTCGGGCACCGTTGGTCAGACCGTAATCTCAGTACAGACGCTCATCGACCATGGTGCCCGGCGCTGCGGTAAGCTGGCCGAAGAACTTACGGTTGAGCAGGTGCAGTCGGCCAAGGAGTCGCTGTTTTTCTTCCTTTCCAACTTGGCCAACCTTGGCATCAACTACTGGGCCATCAACAAGACCGTAATCGGCCTCAACGCCAACCAGTACATCTACAGCCTGCCGGTGGGCACCATAGACGCCCAGAACGTGCTGTACCGGCAGATGAACCGCCCTGTGGGCAATTACACCACCTCCGCAGGCGGGGTGGTGGCCAACGTCTACGACGGCGACACAGCCACCTACTGCCAGCAGACTTCCAGCAACGGCAACATCGCCGTGATCTACGGCACCAACGACCCCCAGTACATCGGCTCCATCGGCTTCCTGCCCTACGTGTCGGGCGGCGGCAGCGCTACGTGGAGCTACGTGCTGGAATACTCTACGGATGGGTCTACGTGGAGCGCTCTGGCCACGGGCACCAACGTGGCCGTGTCGGATATGCAGTGGGTGTGGACGGACATTGACCCCGGCCAGAACGTGAACTACTACCGCATGCGGGCCACCGGCAACACTACGCTGGCGCTGCGGGAGCTGTACTTTGGAAACAACTCGCGCGAGCTGCAGATGGCCCGCCTGAACCGCGACGACTACACCAACCTGCCCAACAAGAACTTCACGGCCAACCAGCCCTTCCAGTTCTGGTTTGACCGCACGATCCCCCAGCCCACGATGTACCTGTGGCCGGTGCCCTCGGACCCCTTTGTGCAGATGACGGTGTGGTACTCCCGCCAGATCATGGACGTGGGCGCCCTGAACGGCGAGCTGGAAGTTCCACAGCGCTGGTATGAGGCTGTGCTGATGAACCTGTCCCACCGGATGAGCCTTGAGCTCCCCGGCGTGCAGCTCGACCGTATTGGCTACCTTGAGAAGATGGCGGCCCAGTACTTGAACGACGCCGAGTCGGAAGAGCGCGACAAGTCGCCGATCTATCTCGCCCCTAACATTTCAGTTTACACACGATAATGCCCCGTTTCCTTGACACCGAAGGCAATGCTTCCCTAGCCATCGGCGTCTGTGACCGGTGCAAGATGAAGCGCGCGTTTTCCTCGATGGGCTCGGACCCTAACTTCCCGGGCCTGCGCGTGTGCGACCAAGGCTGCGCGGATCAGCTTGACCCGTACCGGCTCGCCGCGCGCCAGACAGAGCGGATAAACTTGCGTTTTCCGAGGCCCGATGTCAATATTGACGTGGTGCCGGATGGCATCACGACGGGCGGCACCAACGACTACGTCTTGTCGCCTGAGCAGAACACGCAGATTCCCACGAACAACGGCAACCTCGACACCCTCAGTCCATCACCGGGGCAATAATGGCAAACGTAACAATTACCCAACTCCCATCGGCTGGTGCTATTACAGGCACCGAGTCGGTCCCTATTGTCCAAAATGGCGTCACGGTGCAGACTACAACGGCGGCGATTTCAGCCTCCCCGTCGCAGCCTTACACCTACCTAACCGTTGTCCAAACACCTCAGTTGGCCAACAGCCGATATTTTGGCGCAACCAATGGCCTGACCATCACCGATGGCGGTGCGCAGGGCGTATTTAATGTCACGACTACGGGTGCCCTTTTGTCGTTGGTGAACTCCAGCACGGGGTTCCAAGTTAAGACTTCCGCAACAGCGATAACAAACAGGCAAATTGATGTAAATACCGCAAACCTTTCCATAACCAATGCAGACGGAATTTCAGGCAACCCAACGATTTCCGTTGCCACCAATCCAATTTTCTCTGGGATTGCAACTGCGGGGTCGTTCAGCGGGGCGGGAACAGGCCTTACAGGCACCGCAGCAGCGTTATCCATAGGCGGCAATGCCGCCACCGCTACCACCGCCGTAACCGTCCCTGTGCGCACCACGGTGCTTGCTGACGGGACCTCGGTCACCGTAAACGTGGACGCCACGGACTTGGCGGTGCAAACCAACACCCAAGCCGCTGGCACGTTAACCGTAAACGCACCCACGGGGACACCCATAAACGGCCAAAAATTCATCCTGCGCCTGCAATGCACCAACGCCCAGACATTCTCTTGGAACGCCATATTCGCCGGGTCTACGGACCTCATATTGCCAACAGCAACCACCGGGACTTCCAAGTACGACTACGTCGGGTTCATCTACAACTCAACGGCAGCCAAGTGGCAGTTGCTGGCTAAAGTATTTGGGTTCTAGCCATGGCAACTTATTATTGGGTTGGTGGAACTGGAACTTGGAGTGGAACAGGAAACACGCAGTTTGCTATAACTTCAGGCGGGGTTGCTACTGTTTTAAACCCTACCGCTGCTGACACAGTTAACTTTGATGCCAACTCAGGCACGGCGGCTACAGTTACGGTTACGTCTACTGCGGTATCTTTGAGCACCACAATTAACAAGGCAGACATTAATTTATCACTATCTGGAAATCCCACGTTATGCACAGCAGCAGGTACTTGTACGCTTACTGCGGGAACTATAACGCTTAACACTTTTACGCTGACTACAGGTTTGTTTTCCTCAAACAATACAAACGCACGAACAATAGCGTTTGGATCAGGAAATATTACCGTTAATGCTGTATCTGGAACTGTGTTTTCTGGCCCAACATCTACCAACACTGGGCTAACAATTACTGGAACGGCTCAAGTTAATGTAACGGGTAACGGCACAACTACAAGAACCGTTAACCCCGGAAATTCACTTGCCGTTAGCGCACCAATTTCATTTACCATTAGCAATGGAAGCGACACGATAAATAGCGCGGCTGGTAATACATTTAATAATCTTACGTTTACCAGTGGCTTTACAGGAACTTTTGGAAATGTTACTAGAAGTATTTTTGGTAATTTGACTTTAGACTCTGCCATTACTAGCTTTTCTTCCGGGGCATCTACACTTACCTTTAACGGTACTGGAAGCCGGACTATTACCACCGCAAATGAAACAATAGATTGCCCCGTCACGTTTGACGGCGTAGGCGGTTCTTGGCAACTTCAAGACAACATGACGGTTGGCGCAACCCGTACAACCACGCTAACCAACGGCGCGTTAAACCTGAACAACCTTACGTTGTCCACGGGTTTGTTTAGCTCAAGCAACAGCAATACTCGTACATTGGCTTTTGGTACGACGGGCAACATTACGTTGACAGGCGTTAACGCTACAATTTTTAATACAGGTACTGTAACGGGAATGACACTCTCGGGCACGCCTGTGGTCAACTGTACGGGAACTACTGGCACATCTGTTCAAACCAGAAACTTTACTGCTGGCGCTCACGGTGAATCTCAAGCCATTAGCGTTAACATAAATTCGGGAACAAGCGCAGTAGACATTTTTAGGTTGGCTACAACTAACGGATCATATAAAGATGTAACATTCTCCAGCACTTTTACTGGCACATTACAAATATCTAACAACATTTTTGTGTATGGTAATTTTGATGTTGGTGGGGTTACGGCATACACTTTTTTAGCAAGTACGGCAATTATTACTTTTGGTGCTGCATCTGGCACGCAAAATCTTAATTTTCGGTCTACTCAATTTGGCACAGCAACAATAGCCAACGGCGTTGTGTTTGGTGTTGCGGGGTCAACGGCTACTACTTATGTCCTAACAAACGGATTTACTGCATTATCAACGGCAACAATAACAACCACCCTTACCGCTGGTACGCTGAACCTGAACAACTTTACGCTGACTACGGGGCTGTTTTCCTCAAGCAACAGCAACACGCGCACATTGGCTTTTGGAACAGGCAAGATTGTATTGAATGCTACTTCTGGCAGTATTTTTACAACATCAACTGCAACAGGCTTGACTGTTACTGGAGCAAACCCATTAATTGAAGCAATCGTTGGCGGTGCAGGAACAAGAACCATTACTATGGGTGCGGCTGGTGAAATCAACGCAATTAGCGTTAATGTTACCGCAGGTTCAGACATTATTGGATTGGCAACCACAACCGGTGCGTATAATAACCTAAACTTTACAGGGTTTACTGGGGCTATAAATTATAACAACGCTATTGCTGTTTATGGAAATTTTAACGCTGGTAATGCTACTTCAATGACGGGCGCAGCAAGCCCACAATTTGCAAGTACATCAGGAACAAAAACTATTTTTTCAAATGCATTAACTTTCCCTTTGAATGTTGGTTTTGTTGGCGTTGGTGGCATATGGGCCATGCAAGATGCTTTGTCTATTACCGGCGTGTTAACAATGAGCAATGGCACCTTGCGGCTCAAGTCTGGTACAACCAGCACCGTGGGGTCGTTTGCCACCTCCGGCACGACCGTGAAGTACCTGCAAGCCACGACGCCCGGTTCACAGGCCACCATCAGCGACGCAAGCGGGACGGACACAGTGACGTACTTGCACATCACCGACAGCAACGCCACGGGCGGGGCGGTGTGGAACGCCACGTCAACAACCAACACAAACGGCGGTAATAATACGGGCTGGCTGTTTACCACGCTACCCACCTCTGGCTTTTTTGCATTCTTTTAAGGACAGACCATGGCTGCATCAGGTTTCACCCCCATCAAGCTGTATTACAGCGCCACTATGGGAAATGTGCCCGCGCCGGGGGATTTATCTCCCGGGGAGCTGGCCATCAACACAAACGACGGCAAGCTGTTCTACAAGGACTCCAGCAGCGTGGTGCAGGTCATCGGCTGGAAGACTACCCCGGCCACCGCAGGCGGCACGGGCCAGACCAGCTACGCCGTGGGCGACCTGCTGTACGCCTCCACCACCACGGCCTTGTCCAAGTTGGCTGATATAGCCACAGGCAACGCGCTTATTTCCGGCGGCACAAACACAGCCCCTAGCTACGGCAAGATTGGACTGACAACGCACGTCAATGGCACGCTGCCAACTGCTAATGGAGGAACAAATTCAACCTCCACGCCAACAGCAGGGGGAGCTGCTTACGGCACCGGTTCTGCGTATGCCACAACGGCTGCGGGCACGTCTGGGCAGGTGCTTTTAAGCGCTGCTGCTGCTGCCCCAACATGGGGGTCTGTTTCCGCTGGAGCAGGCGGCACGGGCCAGACCAGCTACGCAGTGGGCGACCTGCTGTACGCCGACACCACTACCTCTTTGGCAAAGTTGGCTGATATAGCCACAGGCAACGCGCTTATTTCCGGCGGCACAAACACAGCCCCTAGCTACGGCAAGATTGGACTGACAACGCACGTCAATGGCACGCTGCCCATCGCCAACGGCGGCACCAACACGACGACAACTCCTACTAACGGAGGAATAACTTACGGTACGGGTACAGCACTTGGCTATTCTGCTGTGGGCACGTCTGGCCAAGTTTTAATCAGTGCGGGTGCCGCAGCGCCAACATGGAGTAATGTTACCGGCACAGGCTCGGTTGTCAAAGCCTCAAGCCCCACAATTGATGCGGCGATACTGACCGGCGCTAATAGCGTTCAAGGACTGACTGTTGGCCTTGGTCCGGGTGCTGTTGCTACGAATACCGTTGTGGGGGTTCAAGCGGCATATACCAATGGAACTGGTGGCGAAAATACTATTGTGGGGTATCAGGCTGCTTTTTATAATTCATCGGGCATAGAAATAACGGCAGTTGGAATCAGAGCAGGGTTTTATACTACCGGCAGTTCCAACACTTTTGTTGGAGCATATTGTGGGCTAACCAATGGAACTGGCACAAATAATACATTTGTAGGGGACTTTTCTGGAAATTTAACAACCGGCAGTTCCAACACTTTTGTTGGGCAGGGTTCGGGGCTTGCAACATCTAGTGGGGCTCAAAACTCTTTCTTTGGGTATAACGCCGGGTATAGCGTTACCACGGGCAGCAACAACGTAATCCTTGGCTCCTACACCGGCCTTGCTGCCCCTATCTCCCAAACAGGCAGCAACTGGATTGTCTTGAGTGACGGCGCGGGTACCGTGCGCCAAGTTATTAATTCTAGCGGCAATACGGGTTTTGGTAATACTTCGCCCAATGCTAAAGTGGACATTACGGGAACGCTAAGGGCATCAGGCGTATCCACTTTGACAGGAGGCGCAGTTGTTCAAGGACTGACTGTTGGATTAGGCAGTGGAGCCGCAGCAAATAATACCGCAGTAGGTGTATCCGTTTTAGCATCTAACACTATAGGAGACAATAATACCGCAGTAGGTATTAACGCTGCTAACGGTAATATTACCGGAAATTATAACACCGCAATAGGGGCAGCAGCGCTGTATTCTGCTGCTGCTGTAACCGGAGCCGTTGCGCTTGGAAATGGCGCGCTTGGTACTAGTAGCGCTGGAGATTACAACACTGCCCTTGGGACTTCAGCGGGTTACGGTTCTTACGGGGGCAACAATACCTACGTCGGTTACCGTTCTGGGTACGGGATGACAAACGGCGCCAATAACGTAATTCTTGGTAGCTATGAAGGCGCAACAACACCTATTGGTAGCACTGGTACTGGTTGGATCGTACTTAGTAATGGCACGGGTGCTGTACAAGGTGCTATTGACTCCGCAGGGGTTACTACTTTTCCTAGAGGGCCGGTAGTAGTCTACGCCCCCGACCCAACAACAATAAGTGCCGTTGCCACATTGACCAACGCTGATATTCAAGCGCAAATAATTAATACTACTGGTACGACATACACGGTAACAATGCCAACGCAAACTACCCTTAACTCTTTAGTTTCTGTGTGGGTAGGTTCCTATAATACGGGTTATGACTTTTATGTAATTAACACCGCATCTGGCACTATCACAATGGCAGGCAATACTGGGGTAACAACACTTGGCGCCATGACAATTGCTACTGGGGTTTCTGCACGTTTCCGCATTCGCAGAACTTTATCTAGCGGGTATATTTTGTACCGTATTGCTTAGGAGTTATTATGACCACTTTTACTATTACCATCGCTGAGATACTTACGCTGCCGCAAGTTAATGATAAAACTGATGCTGTCGTAAAGGTGACGTACCTTGTCACTGGCGTAGAGGGTGAAAACACCGCCAGCATCTCGTTTAGCAAGCAGTTTATTATTCAGCAGGGTGCACCGTTCACTCCTTACGATCAACTGACCCCAGACCAAGTAATTGGCTGGGTTGACCCGCAGACCGTGTTAAACATGCAGGCGTGCGTGCAGGGCCAGATCGACAGCATAGTGACCCCGCCGGTTGCCCCCGCACCCAAAGCCTTCCCTTGGTCCACGTAAAATGATCGATCCCTTCACCGCTTTTGCGGCGGCGCAAGCCGCCATAAAGGGTATCCAAGCCGCGATCAAGATGGGCAAGGACATCCAGAGCATGAGCGGCGATCTGATGGCGTTTTTTGAGCATAAAGACGTCGTGGCCAAGGCGGCGTCCCAGCCCAAGAAGACGTTCGGGAAGTCTGACACGGCGCAGGCGTTTGAGTCGGTCATGCACGCCAAGATGCTGCAAGACGCCGAGAATGAGCTCAAGCAGCACCTGATCTGGTCGGGCCAAGCTGATGTCTGGCAAGCAATAATGGTAGAGCGCAACAACATCGTAGCCAAACGCAAGAGCGAAGAAATTGCGGCGGAGAAGGCCAAGGCAAAGCGCAAGCAAGAGATTGAGGAAGCCATCACGATTGTGCTGCTAGCCATTGCTGGCGCTGGTCTGGTGACACTTGTCGCATGGGGCACCATGCAGTACGTTGATTTTATGGGGAGACACTAAATGCTACTTGACTCAATCCTTGGCATCGGCAACAAGCTGATCGACAAACTAATTCCTGACCCGGAAGCCAAAGCCAAAGCGCAGCTTGAGCTGGCTACGCTTGCCCAGAACGGTGAACTCGCCAAGATGGCGAACGACACCAAGCTGTTCGAGGTGGAACAGGAAAACATTACTGGTCGCTGGCAGGCTGACATGGGGTCAGACTCTTGGCTATCCAAAAACATCCGCCCAATGGCCCTTATAGCTATCTTCGTGGGTTTCTTTACGTTCACGATGATGTCGGCTTTTGGGTATAACGCCCAAGAAACCTACGTCCAGCTTCTCGGCCAGTGGGGCCAGATAATCTTCTTGGCGTATTTTGGTGGCCGCACCGTTGAAAAACTGGCTGATATGCGGAGCAAGAAATGAACAAAGAACGGCTATCAAGCTGGGTGACCCTCATCGCATCTGTTACCTTGGCGGCTACGGTTATGGCGATGGTGTCGGTTTTTGTTCTTGGGTTTTTTGACGAGAAGGTTGACAACAACAAGCTGTTTGAAATCGTAGGCCCAGCCTTCCAGACAATCATTGGCGGCTTTATTGGGCTAATCACTGGCATCAAGATTGGAAGCAATAGTGACACAACTAACTGAACATTTTTCCCTTGCGGAACTTACCGCAACCGACCACCGGACACTAGATAACACCCCCAATGAATCAGAAATTGCAAACCTTAAACGCCTCGCAGCGTTTCTTGAAGACGTCAAAACGGTACTTGGAGGAAAGCCCATCATGGTCAACTCCGCGTTCAGGTCTAAACCCGTCAATGATGCTGTGGGCAGCTCTGACCGGTCTCAGCACCGCCTCGGCTGCGCTGCTGATATTCGTGTACCCGCTATGACCCCCGATCAGGTGGTGCGGGCCATCATTGCTGCGGGTTTACCCTACGACCAGATAATCAGGGAATTTGACCGGTGGACGCACATCAGCGTCCCCAACCATTCCAACCACCCGCCTCGGCGTCAGGCTCTTATAATTGACAAAACCGGCACCCGCCCGTTCGTTTAAAGGGACACCATGGACGCGCAGATGTTATTTAATATCGGTTTGGGCCTCATAGGCTTCTTTGGCGGGTGGGTCATCAACAGCATCACCCGCGCGGTGGAGCGCCTTGATACCGATGTCCGAGGTCTACAGCGGGACTATGTCACCAAGCAAGACTACCACCGCGACATCGACGAGATCAAGGCAATCTGCAAACAGATTTTTGACAAACTTGACGCCAAGGCTGACAAATGACTACACCCGCCGCCGTCCTTACTTACGACAACCTTACCTCCACGGTACTCCAGTATCTGGAGCGTACTGACGCTGCGGTGGTTAATTTCATTCCCATGGCCATCATGCTGGCCGAGTTTGAGATCGCGGAGAACATCAAGACCCTTGGGCAGATGCTCGTGGCCGACGGCAACATGAACATCAATAACCCGGTGATAGCCAAGCCCGCGCGCTGGCGCAAGACAGTGTCAATGACCCTGACCACCACGGCTGGCCAGAAGCAGCCCATCCTCCTACGCAAGCTGGAGTACCTGAACAACTACGCCCCCGACGTCACCGCCACCGGCACGCCGCTCTACTACGCCGACTACGACGCCGACCACTGGTTCGTGGCGCCCACGCCCAGCAGCAACTTTGCGTTCGAGACGCTCTGCTACACCCGGTTGCAGCCGCTGGCATCCGACAACCAGACCAACTGGCTTACCCAGAACGCGCCCAACGCCATGCTGTACGGCACGCTGAAGCAGACCGCGCCGTTCTTGAAGGACGACGCCCGCCTACAGGTCTGGAGCGGCCTGTTTGACGCCGCCATGGCCGCGTTGAAGGCCGAGGACCAGCTCCGTATTGGCGACCGCCAAGCCATCGCACAGGACTCCTAATCATGACCGCTTACACCAACCCGTTTTCTGGCCAGACCATTAACCCGTCATCGGTCAGCTATGAGTCGCTGTCGATCAGCGTTACCACCGAGCTGCAGTGGCCGGTAAACGGCAACACCAACACGCCGGTGAGCAGCATCATCGACGTGACCGCTACCACGACCGGGCTGCTGCTCAAGATGCCCCCTGCGCAACAGGTATCGACCGGGCAGTCCACGCTGATCCGCAACGTCGGGTCCAACACCTTCACAGTCACCAACAACTCCGGTGGCACCATCATCGCCATAGCGTCGGGCATCTCGCAATACATCTTCCTGACGGACAACACCACTACCAATGGCGTATGGGCCTCGGTGGTGCTTGGCGCGGGCACTTCGTCCGCCAATGCCTCCGCGCTGGCAGGATACGGCCTCTTGGCCTCGGGATTGACGCTCAATCAGGTGTACCCCGTCATCGCGTACAGCTCAAACTACACCTTGACATCCGCGAACAGCGCCGACCTGAGCGTGTGGACGGGTGGCGCGGGCACGCTGACATTACCCTCCGCAGTCACGGTGGGAACCGGCTGGTTCATAACCCTTAAAAACAACGGCACGGGTGTGCTTACGATCACTCCGTCGGGGTCTGAAACCATTGACGGGAATGCCAGCCAGCAGCTCCAGCTCACAGAATCCATAAGCCTTGTGTCCAACGGCGCCAACTGGAACAGCTTTGGCATTGGTCGGTCCAACACCTTTGCCTACACGTTGTTTACCTACAACATTGCACCGGCCACTACCGCGCTAACGCTCAGTTCCACGCAAGCCGCAAACACCCTGCAGGTGTATACCGGCACGGTATCAACCACATTTACGTTGACAGTTCCTCCTACCGTCCAGCTTTACACCATCACCAACAACGCGTCGGGCAGCATCACGGTGCAGACGACTTCTGGGCCAACGGTGACGATACCCGCAGGCACGTCCTTGGTGGTTACCTGCACGGGCACCGGGGTGTATAACGCCGCCTCTGGATCATCCAGCACCATCACCGCTTTGACGGTAGGAAATGGTTCTTTGTCAGTTCCCTCGATTAAGTTTACGGGGGACGCCAATACCGGTATTTACTTGGCGTCTACGGGCCAGTTAGGGTTTGTGGTTGCCAATCTTTTGGCGGGGTATTTCAGTTCAACCGGGCTTACTGTGACCAACGGCATCAGCGGGGGCACGTTCTAATGACCCAAAAAGTCATATCCATGGAAATCCCTCCGGGGATACAGCGGGACGGAACGCAATTCGACGCTCCCTGTTATACCGACGGCAAGTGGGTGCGTTTTCAGCGCAGTCGGCCTCGTAAGATCGGTGGATATGACGCGGTGTTTTTGAATGCCTCGGGCATCTCCCGTGGCATGGCCATGAGCACCGTTAACGGCTACAACTACGTGGTGTCGGGCTACAGTGGCGGCTTGGAGCAGTGGATAACCAGCCCAACAGGCGGCGTGGGCTCGGGGCCGTACAAGTACACCCTGAACAACTTCACGTCAAACGTCGACAATCTGTGGCAGTTTGACATCGCCTACGACTCCACGGGCAACAACACCAACAACATAGTCGCGCACCCCGGGCAGAACCTGTCCTACATGACGTCTTCCACGGCCACTCCGGTGCTGTATGGGACGTTTCCGGGAAACTCAGGCTCTCTGTCCCTGTCCAAAGTCGGCGTGTTTACCGCCAGCGCCAACACCACGAACGGCAGCGCTGCGGTGGTGCTGACGGCGGCCAATGTCCGCGTGGGCGCGGGGCAGGCGGTGACGGGCACCGGCATCCCCGCCTCTACCACGGTGTCGTCGGTGCTGGGCAACACGGTCACCTTGTCCAACGCGGCTACGGCGACCACGACGGCGTCGCTGTCAGGCGTGAACCTTACCGGCACGGCTGGGCAGTTCTCCTGCACGGCCACTACGGGGCTGGCCAACGGTCAAACGATCAACATCAGTGGGACCACCACGCCCACGGCGCTCAGTGGCGTGTACGCCACCAACTCTTCGGGCCGCTTTAACTACAGCGGGGCCGCGCTTTCGGTGGGTACCCCGGTCACGATAAGCGGTGCCGCGACCAACACCGCCCTGAGCGGCACCTACGCCATCAGCACCGCCGGGGGCTTTTCCTGCGCGGCGTCGGCCACTCCGCTCAGTGTGGGGCAGCAGGTAATAGTCAGCGGGACCGCTACCGATACCGTGCTCGGCACCGTCTACGGCACGGATACCACCGCCAACTTTACGTGTACTAGCACCACGCCTTTGGCCATAGGCCAGATAGTCACGGTGAGCGGCACGCCTACGTCGACTAGCCTGACCAACGTCTACACCACGGGGTTGGCCGGAACTTTCTCTTGCACAAGTATCAATACCCTTGCGGTAGGCCAGACAGTATCGGTGACCGGGTCGGGCACGGCCACCACGTTGAGTAACGTGTACTCTACCGGTGCAGCGGGAACTTTGGTGTGCAGCAACTCAAGCACCGTCTTGCAGGTTGGCCAGACCGTCACGACCACGGGCACCACCAGCACCACGGCGCTATCCAGCGTGGTCATCACCGGCACGGCTGGCACCTTCCAGTGCGCGGCCTCGCCGGTTACCTTGTACGTGGGCCAGCCTGTTGTCATCAGCGGTGTTTTTGGTGGTACGGGCAGCATTACAGGGTACACCGACCCCAAGACGTACTACATCATCACGACCAACGGGAGCACCACGTTCACGCTGTCGGCCAGCTTGGGCGGCGCGGCGGTAACTACCGTGGCGGGAACCCCGACGGGTGTGACGTACACCCTGAGCGCGGCCACGGGCTACAGCGCCGCGACGTACTACATCATCGCCACCAACGGGGTGAACACCCTGACGCTGTCGGCCACTTCCGGAGGCGCGGCGGTGACGAGCACGGTAGGCGCGACCACGGGCCTGACTTTTGCGGCAAACGCCTTGACCATATCCGGTTCCACGCCCTACTACATCATCGCCACCAACGGGTCCTCCACGTTCACGCTGTCCGCCACGTCGGGCGGCGCTGCGGTGACGACCACCATTGGCGCGGGCACTGGGTTTACGTTTAGCGCGAATGCGCTGTCCATAGCGGGGTACTCCAGCGGCACAAACTATTTTGTGATCGCCACCAACGGCGCGTCCACGTTCCAGCTATCGACTACCTCTGGCGGGGCTGCGGTGACAACGACCGCCGGGCCGAGCACCGGCCTGACCTTCACGGCCAAGGCATCCAACGTCGCTGCGGCCACGTACTACATCATCGCCACCAACGGCGGCACCACGTTCACGTTGTCCACCACGCCTACAGGCAGTGGGGTCACGGTGACCATTGGGCCTACCACGGGGCTTTCCGTGACCGCCCAAGCCACGGTCATTACCGGCTACACCAGCCCCAAGGTGTACTACGTAATAGCCACGGACGGCGCGTCGTACTTCCAGCTATCCGCCACCAGCGGGGGCGGGGCCATCACCAACACGGTCGGGCCGGTGACGGGGCTGTCGTTCTTGCTGAACACGCCCTCCGCGTTGAGCGGGGTCGCGATAACGGGCACGGCGGGCCAGTTCTCCTGCAGCGCATCGCCCGCGCTACTCCAGAACGGACAGCCCGTGGTGATCAGCGGCGCCTTTGGCGGCACTGGCTCCATAACGGGCTACCTGAACCCCACCACGTACTACATCACCACCACCGACGGCTCAACGACGTTTACGCTGTCCGCCACGCTGGGAGGCCCGGCCATCACCACCACGGCGGGGACGCCCACGGGCCTGTCCTACACCCTGTCTGGCGCGGTGATAACGGGGTTCCCGGGAACCCCAAGCTATTACATCATCGCCACCAACGGCACGACCACGTTCCAGATTTCGGCCACCTCGGGTGGCACGGCGCTGGTGACGGCCATCGGCACCACGACCAACCTGACCTTCACCGTGTCTAACCCGGTCACGCTGACCTTTGACAACAACATCTCGGTGTCCGGAGGGTGTGTGGTGCTCCACCCGTACCTGTTTGTGTATGGCGACAACGGCCTGATCCAGAACTCCAGCGCGGGGGACTTTGCCAACTGGGTGTCCGCAGACGCCAACTCAAACAACGTGGCCACCGGCAAGATCGTCAAGGGCCTACCCATCCGGGGCGGCTCCACGTCGCCGTCTGGGCTGTTCTGGGCCGTTGACGCCCTCGTGCGCGTGTCTTTCCAGCCATCCTCTGCGGGCGGCCAGAACTTCTACTGGACCTACGACCTAGTGAGCAGCCAGACCTCTATCATGTCGTCAAGCTGCGTGATCGAGTACGACGGCATCTTCTACTGGATCGGCGTGGACCGCTTCCTGTCGTACAACGGCGTGGTGCAAGAGATACCAAACGATCTGAACCAGAACTACTTCTTTGACAACGTCAACATTGCCCAGCGCCAGAAGGTGTGGGTCAGCAAGGTGAGCCGGTACGGCGAGATATGGTGGTTCTACCCCAAAGGCAACGCCACCGAGTGCACCGATGCCATCATCTACAACGTGCGCAATAAGTCGTGGTACGACGCCGGTGAAGCGCTGGGTGCGCGCCGCTCTGCGGGCGTGTTCTCGGAGGTGTTCCCTAAGCCCTTCTGGGCGGGCAACGAGTCGATTGGCATTACCTTTACCGCAGTAAACGCCACGGTAAACAACACCACCACGCTGACGCTTGCCGCAGCGGATAGCCGAATCATCATTGGGATGTCCATCTCCGGCACTTACATACCGGCAAGCACAACCGTGACCAATGTGGTGGGTACTACCGTAACGATGTCCAACAGCGCCACCAGTAGCGGGACAATCACGGTCACGTTCACGGGCAACAACTACTTGCTATGGCAGCACGAGACGGGCTACGACTCCATCTACCTGACCAACGTCACCGCGATCCAGAGCTATTTTGAGACCAACAGCATCGGCACCTTGGGCGGGCTGGTAGGCACCCAGCAGCAGCCCGGGGACAACCTGTGGACCCGGTTGGAGCGCGTGGAGCCCGACTTCGTGCAGACGGGCACCATGACGGTGACCATCACCGGGCAGGGCTATGCCGACGACACCGTGGTGGACTCCGACCCTTACCCGTTTGACCCGACCACGCTTAAAATCGACATGCGCGAGCAGCGCCGCGAGATGCGGCTGCGGTTTGAGTCCAACATGGCGGGCGGCACCTATCAGACAGGCCGCGTGCTTTTGTCCGTAACCACTGGCGACAGCCGGAGCACAGGGAACCCATGATCGCACAGGTCTACGATCCTCGGAACATGGCGTGGGACGCATGGTGCGCGCTCATGGCCGAGCTGTTTGCTGCCAACCAACTGGGCACCGTTGCGGAAGACCAGTGGACAACTTGGGCGGATGGCTTGTCGGGTATTGGCCGGTTTCCGGGCGTACCGGACAGCCGAGGTTTTGCCACGTGGCAAGACTGGGCCTTCGCGCTCAACAACGCTTTAAGGAGATAGATATGCCCGGTCCAAATCCGTACTTTCGAGAGATTACTGCAAATACACCCGGAGCAGTGTATGTTCCTAGGACTGGTGGGGGGATGGGCGGCTCTGGGGGGTATTATTACGTAGACCCAAAAGTAGAAGCACAGATCAATGATGCCGCGCTGCTGGCCCAAGGTCCTCCCGGCCCCGGATACGTGTTTCAACCAACAATGTTTGCAGGTCCGAGAGGTCAAGCGGGGTCAGCCGGAGGTGAGAAACTATTTACAGGGCAATGGGTAATCCCTAACAAAGGTGGTGGTGGCTGGCTAGACAGTTTTCTGGGCAACCCCCTTGGGACAATCGCCAACACCGTTACAGATTTTGTCAAGGACCCTGCCAAATCAACTACTCAATTTTTTGAAAACCCCGGGGTAAAAGAGGCGGCTGTATTAGCTGCGCTATATGCTGGCTTGCCGGGATTAGAAGCGGGCGCTGCTGGAACGGCGGGTGCTGGCGCTGCGGGTGCTGGCGCCGCCGGTGCTGGGGCGGGTGCTGCAGCACTTACGCCTGCCGCGCTTGAGTCGTTGATTGGTACTGCCGGGTATGGAGCAAGCGCAGCCGCAGGCGCCGGTTCAGGTGCTGGCGCGTACTTATCGGGTCTTGGGGCTGGAGCGCTTGTTGATGCTGGCACTGGAGCCCTTGTTGATGCTGGCACTGGGGCGCTTGTTGATGCTGGCACTGGGGCGCTTGTTGATGCTGGCACTGGGGCGCTTGTTGACGCCGGTGCTGGTGCTGACGCCCTTACTGGTCTTGATGCTCTTGCTGGGAGTGGCGGAGAGGCGCTGGGGACTGGTGCTGTTAATTCGGGTTTAACAGGGGTAGCTGCTCCAACCGGCTTTGACACGGCTGCTGCCGACTTGTTGGGCACCGGTGGTGCGGGAGGACTTTCCAGTGTTGCCGCTGATCTTACGGGAGTAGCTGCTCCAACCGGCTTTGACACGGCTGCTGCCGACTTGTTGGGCACCGGTGGTGCGGGAGGACTTTCCAGTGTTGCCGCTGATCTTACGGGAGTAGCTGCTCCAACCGGCTTTGATACGGCTGCTGCCGACTTGTTGGGTGGTACTGATGCTATTGTTGGCACAGGGGTAGCTGCTCCAACCGGTTTTGACACGGCTGCTACTGACTTGTTGGGTAATACAAGTGTCAACGAGATGGTAGCCTCTGGCATGTCCCCGGGGTCGGCTGGCGCGCAGGGTGCTGTGGACGGCCTTTTAACCGGGACAGATTTAGCTGCGGCTACAGGCGTTCTTCCTGCGGCAACATCCATCAACGAGATGGTAGCCTCCGGCATGTCCCCGGGGTCTGCTGGCGCACAAGGCGCTGTGGATGGCGTCTTAACTGGGGATGCCTTAGCTACAGCGGCTGGCGTTCTTCCTGCTACCAGTGGCCTATCCGCGCTAGATGTGCTAGATGCCGTTCAGAAGGCCAAGAGCTTGTTTGATAAAGGCGCGGGCTTGTTTGGTAAAAAGACTTCTGGCGATGGAACCGATTCTTCTGGCTCCGGAATAGATTCGCCCTTGGGCCGGGTTGGCCAAATGGGTTCGGGCGCGTTGCTGCAACGCCCCATCCAGCAGCTATACAACAGCACCTCTCCAAACTTCTCCGGCGGGGGTTCTGTCACCGACCTTACGCAAGCCTTACTGGCGGCTAATTCTTCATCAGGTAACGATACCCCGGCTGCGGGGACAACCTCGAAGGTGGGGGACGTGGGGAAAGGTGGCCCATTGCAGCGCGCTGTGCAGCAGATGGACCGTGATTACCTGAAAGAATTCGCAAAAGGCGGCCACAATGTAATCCCCGAGCTCGTGTCGCTGCTCCGGTCGCGGGCCACGCCACAGGACCGCTCCCACCCTCAGTACGACGGCACGCCGCTGCTGCGCACGGGCGGGCTTACGGGCCTTGGTGGAAAGTACGTTGAGGGCAAGGGCGACGGCACCAGCGACGACATCGCGGCCATGCTGGCCAACGGCGAGTACGTCTTCAGCGCCGATGTGGTATCGGCCTTGGGCAACGGCTCCAACAAAGCTGGGGCCCAAGAGCTTGACAGGATGGTGCACGCCATCCGGTCACGCGCCCGCTCGGCACCTCCTGACAAGTTGCCCCCAGATGCCAAGTCCCCGCTAGAATACCTGAAGTCCTCAAAGGGGAAAAAGTATGCCTGATATTACCCAGTCGTCAAACGTAGCCACGACCAGCCCCACGGGTGATCTAGGGAATGCCTACCTAACGAACACCACGCAGGCGCTGAACGCCAACACCGCCGCGTCGAGCAACATAGTAGACCCGACGACGGGCCAGCTTACCGCCGCCGCCAAGACGGCGTATGACCCCAACGCGCTGCAGACCCAAGCCTTTACCAACGCGGCGGGCAACGTGGGGAACTACATCCCCGGCCTATCAGCGGCAAACACCACCGTAAATAACGCGGGAAAGACTGACATCGTCGGTGCGGCCAACCCATACCTCACGGCGGGGACAAGCAGCTCCGCCGATCTGGTGGGCGGGTACATGAACCCGTACATCCAGAACGTGGTGGACCAGATTAGGCTCGCCAACCAAAACAACATCCAGCAGAACTTGGCCCCCGGCCTTACTGCGGGCGCGGTGGGCGGCGGCCAGTTTGGATCGCAACGCGGAGCCAATGCCCTGTCCTTGGGCATATCCAACGCCAACATCGGCGCGCTCGGGGAACAGAGCAAGGCGCTGCAGTCGGGCTACGCTCAGGCACTGGCGGCGGCTCAAGCCCAGCGCGCAGCCCAAATACAGGCCGCCGACCTAGCCACTAGAGCCACTACCGCGCAGGGTAAGCTGGGCCTTGATACTGGTACGGCTCAGGCCGCGCTGGCCAAACAGTTGCAGGCGCAAGGGCTGGCGGACACCGATGCGCTGCTGAAGACCGGGACTGCCCAGCAAACCATTGCCACAAACCGGTTGAACGCCCCGCTGGACATACTGGGCAAGACCCTCGGGAACACCTCGGGCGTGGTGCTGCCCACCTCAAGCACCAGCGTTATAAATATGTCGCCGCTGTCTCAGATCAGTGGTCTTGCCGCACTTGGTGCCGGTGCGTTTACTAAAGACGCCGCTACCGGAAAGTCTCCGTTGGACAGTTTCTTGGACGCGTATAAAACGTATATGGGACCATAAGGAATAAATCATGGCAGACATCACTGACATTGAAAAAACAGCGCCCCCGCTGTTTAACATCAAAAGCCCGTTGGATTATTCAAAATTTAATCCTGTTGCGGGGACGTACCCTAATGTTGAAAAACAACAATCCGATATTTTGGCGGCTAATGACCTGCTCGCAAAGAGATTAGAAGAACGCTACGCGCAGCCCAACTGGTTCAAGGTTGCTGCTGGTTTCCTAAAGCCCCAACTGGGCGGTTTTGGTGCATCTTTGGGCACCGCAGCCCAAGCACTGGGGGAGAACACCGAAGCCCAACGCGCAATTGCACCATCAATAGCGCGCATGCGCGCTGAAACTGCCCAAGGCCGACTGGGGCTGGAGACCAACAAGTCGCAATACCAAGCCCTGCAAGACTACAACAAAGCGGGCAAAAACGACACGGTTGAGTTGCAACGTATTCTGGCAATGAGCCCGGAGTCGGATGTTGGGTCCGCTGTAAAAACAAAAATGGAATTAGATCGCGCCAGTCGTGAAGGACTTGGGTTTGGGTTAGATGTGCAAAAAGCACTTTTGGATAACCCGGCACTGTCACTGGATACCCTTAAAAACCCTTCTATGGAATTTGGCCGTACAGCGGATGAAGCTGCTGCAAATCTAAAAGCAATGAATGCCCTAGTTCCGCAAGGGTACACCCGTGAAGGGTGGGAAAACCTTGGATATGGCGATAAAACCCGGGCCCTTGCCGAGGCGCAAAGCAAACGATCTGATACGGTTATGGAAGAAGGGCAAAAATCGTCTCAAAAAGCCGATGACGCAAATAACTTTTTAGATTTAGCGGCGCCCACAAGGACGCTCGCTGCCGACCCAGAGCTGGCCCCGTTATTTTCTCTTGGAAAAAACGGGGACTTGTTCGCGCAAGCCCGCGCCTTTTTAAACACAACGGGTGGTAATACCAATGCGGCGATGGAAGGGCTATATGCCGCTGCAATGGAAAAACTAAAGAATGCCAGCCCAGAAGCCCGAGCAAAAGCCGATAAGCTAATTAAAAACATATTTGCGATGGAAGTGCAAATGCGCGGAAGCCTGCGTAATCCCACCGACGTAGCAACAGCTCTAAGCGCGCAGAGATCACCAAGTTTGGAAAACTCTCAAGCGGGCTTCCTTGGCATATTGGACCAACTGGGCCTTAGCGCGTACCGGGATATTGAGGAGCACAGCCTGCGCAAACGGCTGAAAGTGCCAAACAACGAACTGGTGGACACCGCTGTACTACGAAAATTCCGCAATGACTCGCGCAAGATGGCTTCCGATATGGCGGCAAAATCGGCGCTTGATGCCACGCCGTCCTTTTACTACTCTACAGAGCCCCCTGCGCCTACTGCCGATGCAGCGCCCAAGCCCGCATCAGGAAAGGCGCCAGCGATTCCTACCACCGCCGCTACTCCCGCCGCTACTTCCGCCGCTCCCGCTGCTACTGGTACGACCTTAGCGGCCATTCAGGCGGAAATAGCTCGGCGTGCCGCTGCAGCTAAAGGGAAACAATAATGGCATTGGACTACAGCAAACTGGACGATGAGCAGCTAGCCAACGCGGCCAAGGTAGCTGCAGCCGCTCAAAAGTACGGCATCAACCCTGATTTCGTTATGCCCATGGTGATGGCAGAAAGCGGTTTTCGCCACATAAAGAATCCAAATTCAAACGCGTTTGGAATAATGCAGTTGATGCCTGCAACAGCCAAAGGGCTGAAGGTTGATTCCGCCGATATAGATGAAAATATTGAAGGTGGGATGCGGCTGCTAAAGGAGCTATCCAGTAATCCTAGAATTGGCAACGACCCCTACAAGATTTTGGCGGGGTACAACGCAAGCCCCACCACTTTGTTTTTGTCCTCGGGTGACCTAAAAGACTTGCCCGAGGAAACCGTAAACCACATGGCCAAGGTAGCCTCGTTTTATGGTGGGGAACTTCCCTCAAACCCCATTACAGAACCCGTTGGAGAAGAGCCTCCTGAAGCACCAGCGCTGCCCGGTAAGCAAACCGGAAAGCCGGTTGTTGACCAAAAAGTTGAACCCACGCCGCTAAACCCGTTACTGGGCGCGGCAATGGGCGCAAAAGCGGGTGCGGCTACGGGTACCGCTGCAGCGCTGCTCGATGCTAAATTTAACGCTGCCTCGGGGTTGAGGGAGGCCTTTGACTCCCTTCGCGGTAGAGTCCCGCCAGCGGCAACCGTACCTGAAGTTGTGCCTGCCGTGGTGTCTGAACCCGTAGCAGCACCTGTGCGCCCGGGGGCCGCCCCCGCTGCTGCCGCTGTTAGCCCAAAATACGGCGGTGAGAACTGGACCAAGGCTCTGACCGGCGTTGACATCCCTGATGCTCAGATGGGCAAAGAAGACTTGGATGCCGCCAAGCTCATGAAGAAAACCGTAGGAAGAAACGGCTCCCCCGGTTTTACTGGTGGAACAATTACCAAGGGCGGCGTGATTATCAGTCCCCAAGACGCCGCCGCATTGGCGGCTAAGACAGGCCAACTGAGTCAAGCCGAACAGCTTGCTGAAAATGCAAAACTGGTGCGGCAAGCCCAAGCTCGCATAGCGCTGCAAAGACTTGAGCAATCAAAAGCGGCGGAAGCGGCCATGCTCGCCCGAGTCCCCGCCGCAGCCACACCCGCTGCTGAAAGCACATCCCCCTTATGGCAATACGCCAAACGGCTTGCAGGCTTTCCGCTAAAGGGTGCCTTGGCTGGTGCTGGAACAGGGTTTAGCGCTATCGATGTGTACAACCGGTTAAAGCAAGGGGATAACACCGGCGCGTTGCTTTCAGGTTTAGGAGGCGCCGCCGGTTTGGCTGGAACTTTTATTGGTTCCGCAGGGGCTTTGCCCGCTGCAGCCGTTGCGCTACCCCTATACAACATGGCCCGTGACCGTGTCGAGTATCTAAAAACGCATCCGGAAGAGCAGCAGACTATTCCGGATCAGGTTGATGCTATGGGAAATGTTTACTAAACCGCGTCGATAGGTAGAGCAGCAAAAGCAAAATCTTGAATGGCACAAGGATGGCCAGCAAGATAGCCATTACATCCCGCCCCGCTTCTCGGTGAGCGCAGCCGCCACCAAGGGGTTGATCGACTCCACGAACTCGATGCACAGCTTGCGCTCCTTGCGGGCGTAGATCAGCGCCACCTTCTCCTCGACCTTGCGCCCGAACTCAAGGATGTCGAGGTTGTTGGTGTACAGGCCCTTGGGGTCTACGGGCGCGAAGGGTGACTGGCACTTGCAGTCCATGAGGGCCATCTTGAGATCGTGTTCGGTAAGCATGGTGTTTCCTATCGGTGTAACTTAGGGTTTGATTATAATGCAGGCATGAACCTGCAAGAATACTTTAGCTCGGATGTGCGGGGTGCCAAGGGCGAGATGGCCGAGTACCTCAAGATCACCCCCACGTGGATGGCCCTGCTCATTGCCGGGACCCGTCAGCCTTCGCCCATACTGGCGCTGAAGATTGAGGAGGCGACGCAGGGCCTTGTGACCCGGCAAGAGCTTCGGCCCGACATTTTTCGCTGACCGCCAGCCGCCACGCGGCCAGCAGCATCTTGTTGTCGTCCCGCAGCCGCCGGTTCTCCTCGCTCACCTCCTCGGCGTACTTCGCCAAGTTCTCCTGCTTCCAGCTCGCAAAGTCTGCCATCATTTCTTTCTCCGTTTCTTCATTGCGTCCAGCAGGATGTCCTGCACCCTGCGCTTGGTTGTAAGGCGGTCCAGCACCAGCTCGTCGACGGTGTCGCGGGCGATGATCCGGTAGATGAACACCGGGCGGTCGTAGCCCGCCTGCATCTGCCGGGTGGGGCCGATCCGCTCGATGATCTGCAGGTGCTCCTCAAGGTTCCAGTTGGGCGAGAAGAACACCAAGATGTTGCCGCCGTCCTGCAGGTTCAGGCCGTGGCCCGCGCTGGCCGGGTGGGCGAACATAACCGGTATCTTGCCCGCGTTCCAGTCCTTGATGGTGCCGGGGTTCTTGTCCAGATGCCGCCCCTGCGGGAAGGCCTTTAGCAGCCGCGCCAAGTCGCTCTTGAAGTTGTAGGCCACCAGCACGGGCATGCCTGCGGCCTCCTCAATGATCGACTCCAGCGCCTCTAGCTTGACCTTGTGGGTCTCGGTCCAGTTCTTTCGGGTGTCGTCGGTGTAGGCCGCGCCAGCGGCGAGCTGCAGGCACTTGATGGTCTTGGCCGCCGCGTTGAAGGCCTCGACCTCGATGCCCTCCAGCTCGGTGTACATCTCGTCCTCCATGTCGCGGTAGTGCTTGCGCGCCTTGGGCGGCAGGTCCACCATGACGTCGGTGACGATGGGCTCGTGCAGGTCAAACCAGTCCTTGGCCTCGATGGTCAGGCAGACGTCGCGCAGCCGGTCCTGAATCTCGGTCTGGGCTGCGGGCACGGGCACCAAGCTGAAGCCGTCAAAGCCCTCGCGGAACCAGCGCTGGCTGAAGGCGCTGTAGGTGCGCCCCAGCCGGGTGCCCGCGTCCAAGAACCACGACTGGCCCCACAGGTCTTTGAGGCCGTTGCTGGCCGGGGTGCCGGTGAGCTCGATCAGCCGCTTGATCTTGGTGTGGGCGATCTTGCCCAAGGCCTGCGCGCGCTTGCCACCTTGGCGTAGCCGGAAGTTCTTGACCTTGGTGGACTCGTCCAGCACCACCGTGGCGTAGGGCCACCGGTCGCCCCAGTATTCCACCAGCCAGACGATCTGCTCGTAGTTGGTGACGTAGACCTGCGCGGGCGTCTTGATGGCGGCCAGCCGCTCCTTCTCGGTGCCCGTGATCACGGACACGTTCACGTCGCGCAGGTGCTCCCATTTCAAAACCTCGTTGGGCCACGTGTCGTTGGCCACCCGCAGGGGCGCGATAACCAGCACGGGGCCGTCCTCGACCATCTGCAGCGTGTCCAGCGCGGTCAGGGTGGCCACGGTCTTGCCGGTGCCCATACCGGCCCAGATCGCGCAGCGCGGGGTGTCGATGATGTGGTCGATGATCATGCCCTGATACGGGCGGGGGGTGAATTCAGACCTCATTTGGGAACAGCGCGTCAACGCTTTCGATGCTGTCGATCACCACGACGCGTTGGCCCATGGCCCGCATGCGATTGTGCTCGCGGTACTGATGCGGCTCTGCGACCTTGCCGGTGGCCTTCAGCTCTACCCAGACGGTGCGGGTGTAGAAGTTGCCGGGCGATGGCTCCCAGTCCGGCAGCATCACCAGCCGGTCAGGCGCGCCGTTGCGCCCGATCCACTTGACCTTGCGGACCTCGCCGCCCAGTGCCTTGACTTTCTTGACAAGGTACTTCTCAATCTCAGATTCACGCATATCAACCTTTCCGGTATCGGTATGTCTCAAAGCCCGCTGCAGCCAGCGGGATGTCGGGTGCCCAAGCAGGGTTGGCCGCCAGCAGGCTGGCCAAGTGCTGGGCGTTGTACTGCGGCTCGTCGGGCGCCTCGGCGATGATCTCGTCGTGGACCGTGAGCACGATCTTGTAGCCCGCCTCCTCAATCAGGGGCATGTTGGCCGCCATGATGTCGCGCGCCACGGCTTGGCACAGGTTCTCAAACAGCTTGCCGCCATGGGTGTGGATGCGGGTCCACTTGCGGGTGTACTGGTCGACGCCCATGTAGCTCAGGGCGCCGTCCTCGTCAATCCGAGGCTTCGGGTAGCACAGCGAGCGGCCCGAGGGCATCTCCACCACCAGCCAGCTCTTGGTGGACCGTACCCGCAGGCCCAGCTCGTTGATGGTGTTGCCACGGTTGGCTATCGCCCGCGCGGCCACGTCCTTGAGCTTGTGCCAGTACCCGGCGATGTTGGGGTGCGCGTCGCGCCACATGCGCTTCAAGACGTCGCAGGCCACGAAGGCGTCGTCGGACAGCCCGTAGCGCGAGCGCTTCTCCTTCTTGAACCACACCAAGAAGTCGTCGGCCTTGGCCACCAAGCCCTCTGGCGCGTCCAGCAGCACCTTCTGGGACAGCATATCCAAGTTGATGCCGTAGGCCCCGGCAAACGTCGCAAACGCGCCCACGCCGCCCTCGTAGCCCAGCGCCAGCTCCTGCACCTTGCCCACCTGCCGCTGGTCGTCCGTGACGGCCTCTGGAGCGATCCCGAAGGACTTGCTGTAGGCCAGCTTGTACAGGTCGGGGCCGACCTTGGCGTCGAAGTCGCGGAAGGCCTTCAGCTTCCATTCCTCGTTGGCCAGCCAGCTCTGGACCCGGCCCTCGATGTTGGACAGGTCGGCCACCACCAGCTTCTTGCCTCGGGGTGCCACGATGCAGCTACGGATCGCGGAGCTCACCAGCTCCATGACGTTGTCGGTGGTCAGGTGCGCGCAGTTAGCCCGCAGCGCCTCGATGCCCGCGTCGATGGCCTTCTGCTTGAGCGTTGGCCGGGGCAGGTTCTGGGGCTGGAACAGCCGCCCCGCCCAGCGCCCCGTGCGGGTGGCCCCACAGAACTGCAGCAGCCCGCGCAGGCGCCCGTCATCGCTGGTGCCGTTCCTGAGCACCCGGTACTTGGCCGTGCTGGTGCTGCTGGCCTGCAGCCGGATCAGCAGCAGCTCGCGCATGGCCGGGTTCATGTCGTTGGCGGCCAGCGCCTTCTCCAGCGTCGCCATCTGCAGGTCGGGCAGGTCGATGCCGAAGGCCTCGAACAGGTGCAGCCGGAAGACCTCGTTGAGCGTGGTGCTCGACACGCTGCCGTCGGTCAGCGCCCGCGTGCGGTCCGCCAGCTCGTGCCGGGCGGCGTATATCGCGTCGATGGCCGAGTCCACCAGCTTGAGGTCGATGGCCACGCCCCGGTCGTTTATGCGCTGGTCGAGCTGCCACAGCTCGCGCTCTGCGGGCGTGAAGTTGAGCATAGGCATGCGCTTCTTGACCTCGCGCATGGCCTCGATGTCGCTGGCGGCGTAGGCCTTGAAGCGCTCCCACTCGGCTGGGTGCGTCCCGCTGGTAGCGCGGCGCAACTTGCGGTTGGCGGGCAGCGGCTTGCAGAACAGGTTGATCAGCTTCTTGCCGTCCTTGTCCTTGGCCTTGTCGGCGGGCAGGCCCAGCACCTCGCAGAGCATGCCAAGGCCGCCGGGCAGGCTGTGCGCCATGGCCTGCACCATGGTGTCGTGGATGCGCTTGGTGGGGATGTCGATGCCCCAGACGTGCCGGATCACCGTGCGGTCAAAGTGGCTGTTGTGGATGACCACCTCAACGTCGGGGTCGAGCAAGGGGTCGGTGAATTCTGACGGCATATCAGAAAGCGTGAAGTCGTGGACCTGCACGGGGGCATCGTCCCATGCCCATGCCGCAAGCAGAATCTCCGCGTTTGCGGCATAGGCATGGGTGCCATGTGTAATCGGTCTCTCGGAGTAGGTCTCCAAGTCGAGGTAAAGCGTTCGCATGTGGGTATGTAGTGCGATGCTAGTCTACAGCGGAATTTCTTCGTCTTCTTCGTCCAATGGGCGGATGGCTTCGCTCATCTGGTACGAGGCATAGCTCACCGCGTTGGACTGGAGCATGCGCCCCACCAGCTCGGGGTTCTTCTTGGCATAGCCCTCGCCAAACACCCAGTCGATGGCCTCAACGATGGTCAGCAGTTCTTCTTTCATCGCGCTCATGATGTTTCCTTGTTACGGGCCAAAATACGGTCCACATGCGGAGATTTTTGATTAATTTGATTTTCTGAAAATGCTTGAAAAGCGTTTGCCAGAGTACGAATATCGGCCTCGATCTGGTCAAGGCGGGTTGCGTCTTTTGGACCCTTCCTTTGGATGTAGGGCTTGCCAATCCTAACCCCCAGTACGTCACTGAGCGACGTGAAGGTGGACGTGGATACGGGAAAATCTAGCGCAGCGGATGCCAGCTTGGCCAGCTCGGTGCGGTCTAGGCTCTGCAGGATGCTGTTGTTCTCTTTGGCCCATTCCATCAGTTTGTTGAACTTCAGGTGGGTCAGGCGGGTGGGTATAGCTCGTGTCATGTGTGTATCTCCAAAGTGTGTGTAGGTGGGGGTACTCGCTGTAAAGCGGCAACTGCAAATTGAAACTTAGCTTTCCCCCCGAAAATCAGACCAAGTCGTCGCCGTCCATGCCGTCGTCCTCGATGGCGTCAAAGCCCTCAATCGAAGGCGTGCTGGCGGAGAACGTGTCGCCGTCCTTGTAGAACTGCACGACCGAGAAGCTGGCGCGCACGCCCGCGTTCTCGCCGGTCTGGCAGTAAATCTCGACCTTGGCGTTGACGTAGCAGCCACCGTATGGGCGGTTGATGTCGCCAATCAGCGGGCTCTTGTCCCTGTCGATGATGACCGGGCGGGTGAGCTTGGCCGAGCGGTGCGTGGCCAGCACCATCTTGTCCTTGTACTCCTCTTGGCCCTTGGTGTTGCCGTCGGTGTAGCAGTATTTGTTGGACTGTCCAACCATGCCCTTGAGCGTGGCCGCTGCCTTAACGCCCCAGATGGTCTTGGCCTCGGCCTCAATGGCCGCGCGGATGTGCTGGTCGTTGTCGCTGCCGGGTTCGATGATGAACGCGGCGCTCCAGCGTGGCTTACCGTCACCTGCCTTGAATTCCTTGGCGGTGAACAGGTTGGGGTACGACAGGCGCACGTTTTTGATGATGATTTCCATGATGGTCTTTCAAGAGTTAAAGGTCTGTCACGTCGTCAAACTCAGAGGCATCCACTGACGTGACCAGTGCAGGACGCTTGTCGGATACGGGCGCCACCGATGGCTTGCCGTCGCTTTGGGTGATCAGGGCCTGAATCTTGGTCCACTGGCGTGGCCCAATCTCGTCGGCCTTGGCCAGCTTCTCGATGCTGGTGGGGCTGGCCAGCTTGTAGTCGTACATCTGGTCGTGCTTGATGCGCATGGCCTTGAGCGCCGCCTCGGCCACGTCCGCGTCGGCCCACGCCCGGTTGCCCTTCTTGCCCTGTACCAGCTTGTAGCCGGGCACGGGGATGTTGGCCAGCAGGCGCCGCTCGACCTCCGCACGCACGGCCATGATCCAGCCCTCGATCAGGTTGGCGTTGGCCATGACCCGCGCCAGATCGTCCTCGTGCGCTGTCTCGGGCACCACCACGTCAAAGTCGGCCAGCGCATGCTCGCGCAGGGCCGGGCAGATCGCCTTGGCCCGGCACCACTGGCACGCCTTCTCGCTTGGCACGTACTTGTCAGGGTTGTGGCGCGTGTACTCTGCGGCAAAGGCTACTTCGGCTATAAAGTTTTGCAGCCCGCCCATGCTGAAGCTGAACTCCGGCTTGGCCAACAGGCGGGGCTGGCTGATGACGACACGTACGCGCTGGAAGTCGTAGGCGACCTTCAGCTCGTCCCATGCCGCTGCCGCGTAGATCATGAGCTGCGGGTTGTCGTCGGCATCCACCTCCTTGTACCCGAACTTGGCGTCCACGATGATCAGCTCGTCGGGCGTCACGATGACGGCGTCAGCCGTGCCGTGGGCACCCTCCTCACCGGTCAGCCAGCCGATGGGCAGGCGCTGCTCCACCATCAGCTCTCCACCGGTGGCCGCCACGATCTCGCGGACGTGGTCCACGTAGAACTGCACGTCCTTGGCCTGCTTCTCGTTCAAACGCAGGCCAGTCTCCTCACACGATACGCCAAAGTAATCCGTGGCATCGACACCGGTCTCCAAACAGCCTGCCGCGAAGTAATGCATCATCGTGCCCTCGTCGGCGTTGCTTGACGACTTGTCCTCGATGCCCTCGGACAGGGTGACGCTGCCGGGGCAGGTCATCCAGCGCACCGCAGAGCTCGGGGAGAGCTTGGCGTGGCCGCTCATACCAGCATCCAATCTTCTGCCATTACGTCACCAATACTTGGAACCCAAGTTGAAATTGACCCGTCCGCATTTTTGATGTCAATGTGTGGACGGTAATTAACCTCGGTTCCTTCCTCAAAAATACCAAGCAGGGGAGCGCGATTGACGGTAAACGTGCTGCCTTTTACAAGGAAAACAAACATGTCCTTGCCGTTCCACCCAACGCGTGCCAGCTTCTTGCCGTGTTTCAAGGCGCGTAGTGCCTCGCTGAATGACATATCGTGTGTTGCTAGAGTGTTCATTCCTTGGGCTCCACGTCGGTCACCTCGTCGGTGGTGCTGCGGATTGACTCAAGGTGCTCGATGAGGTGCTGCGCCAGCGCCTTGGCGGGGCTGGTGCTGCCCTCGTCGCCGGTCACGTCCCACTTGATGTTCACCACGTTGGGATCGTCCGGGTGGTCGGTAAGGGTCAGGATTACGGTGCTCATTTGCGTGCCTCCAACATTGCGTCTGCTATTTCAAAAGCGCGTTGCGCGTAATCACCCACAAGGTTTTTATCGTCGCTGTAAACAACTATCAGGCTTTGCATCGCCTTAGCGGCAAAGTAATCACGCAGGCTCATGCCTGCGTCTGATGCGCTGGGTATGCAACCTAACTGACTCGCCATATCTGGGTGCAGGGGGAATGCTGGGCCGCCTTTGTCGTTGGTGCTCATGATGTCAGCTCCTTCAGGAAGGCCGCGTAGTCTTCAGGCTTGAGCTGGGGACCCTTCTGCGCGCCGAACTTGGCCAGCGTCTCTATGGTCTTGGCCCGGTCCACCTTGAAGGTGTCCGTGATGGCCTTGGCCACTTGGGCATAGTCAATCGTTAGCGTAGTAGCGCTCGTCCCCGAGGCAGGGCTCGTCGAGAGCACTCTCGTATGTTCGACTGGCTTTTGTGTAGGTGGCGACTTTGGGGGCGCCACCTCGGCCTTGGCCTTCTCGGGAACGGGGATGACTTCGCTTACCCACGGTTTGACGCCCGTCAACATGGTGGGTGTGGAAAGGTGCGCCAGTGCGGCGGTGAGGGCGTTGACCGCTGCGGTCAGCTCCCCGATCTTGTCTTCGAGACTCATGTGTGTGTACTCCAGTTAAGCAACAACAAAATCGTTGTTGAGCGCAATCATACACACTTTTTGCGGTCTGCTGTAACTTTATAAAAAATATGTTGTGAAATACAAAAAGATGTTGTACTATCCGCTTCGGCAGCGCTCTTGCTGTCGTAAACCAAGGATATACACATGAACTGGAACCCCTACAAACGCATCGCCGAGCTGGAAGCGTTGCACACCAAGAACGTCAACGTATTGAGCGCGCTCACCGATAGGCTCAACATCCTGAACGCTGAGAATGCGGTGCATGTCAAACGGCTCAACAACCTGAGCCTTGCCTCCGCCGAACAGGAAGGCCGACTGCAGTCACTGCAAAATCAATTCATGTCCCGGATGGACCCCACGCGCCCTGTCGTCATCTCCCGCGCCGACGTGGAGAAGGAGGCCAAGCGCCGCCTGCAGCGCGCGGCCTACGCCCGGAAGTATTACGCCAAGAAGCGCGCCGAAAAGGCCGCTGCTGGAGATGCAAAATGATGAGCCTGTACCACCTGTATTGCATGTTCCGCCGTAAAGGCTGGACGGTCATCCAGTCCATTAAATCATCGTGGAGAATTTGGAAATGAACGACAAAGAAATAGAGAACCCCCCGCTGTGGCTAATGTTTGTCACCGGCGTGTGGACGATGCTTGCCCTCATTGGCATCTTTAGCTTTGGCATGATGTGCCTTGGGTACTGGTGGGCAAAATCATGACAGGATTTGATAGCAAGCGCCGGATGGCGCAAGACAAAGAAGCATTGAAGCTGGCGCTTGAGGCGCTGGAAGAAGCGCACTACAAGGTTGAGCATAAGCAAGACGCCGCAAAGCGTGAGCAAGCCATCACCGCCATCAAAGAAGTCTTGGCACAGCCAGAGCAGGAGCCTCACAATTTCTGCCCCCGCTGCGGTAAGCGCACACCCGACCCAACAACGATACACACTTGCACACCGCCACAGCAAATGGAACCACCAATCAAAACAACGGGCATCGTTGAAAACAAAATGAGGGCAACATGACTAGAGTACGAGTCAGAGACTGGGCCGCAGAGCGCAAAGCGCGGGAACTGCGAAAGCTGCTTGCTGAAGTTGACCCGACACGCACTACGCCGCCACCTACGCCCTCACCGGCCATGAGCCTGTGGGAGCGCCCCGAATACCGGCCAGAGCAGATGACATCCGGACGCCCCGGAGCCAACGACCATCAACACATCAAGAGTAAAGGATTTTAAAATGTTCAACGATTTACAAAAACAAAGGCTGCGCGACCTAAGCCGCGTGATCACCGGCGACAAGAAGGACTACCCGGTGGCAGCCAACGCGCCGCTGGAGGCCTACATCAAGGAGCTGCGTGAGGAGTACCCCGAGCTGTTCCTGACGCCCAAGGACCTGTCGGAGCGGGTGTTCATGGACCAGCCGCGCTCGGGCGCCTATGCCCGCTACGTGCGCTCCCACGCCCAGTCCCCTCGGCTGATCACGCCGGTGACGTCATGAGCGCCACCATGTCGGGCATCGAGCAGGCCATCCGCGCCGCAGGCAGTCAGGCCAAGCTGGCCGAGCTGCTGGGCTGCAGCCAGCAGAACATCAGCTCGTGGCTGCGCCGGGGCTACGTGCCGCCCAAGCAGGCCGTGGCCATCGAGCAGGCCACCGGCATCAGCCGGTCCGTGCTGGTGGACCCCAAGCTGGCCGCGCTGCTGACCGCTGGCATCTGATAGACTGCGACCCGAACCCGGCTAGGGCGTGCTGATCCCACGCCTGAACGCGCCTTATCCACGCCCGCCGACGTTCCTTCATCCGGATAGCACATGGATAAGTAATGTCACAACCAACACCCGACCTTCCCCCAATCGGCAAGGTCTTCAACGGCGCCAACATCCCGCCGGAGCTCAAGGCCATGCGCCGCTGGGCGGTCTGGAAGGCGGTCTGGAACGAGGCCCGACAGAAGTACGACAAGATACCCTACAACGCCCAGCACTACGGGCTCTCCACCAAGAAGGTCCCCGACTGGGGTGACTACGAGACCGCGGCCACCACGCTGGCGCTGAACCCGACGCGCTACGCCGGGCTCGGGTTCGTGCTCACCGACGTCAAGGGCGTGGTGGGCATTGATCTGGACAACTGCCGCAAGGACGGCCACATCGCGCCGTGGGCCCGCGAGATCGTCGACGTCATGGCCAGCTACACCGAGATCAGCCCCAGCGGCAACGGGCTGCGCATACTGGCCCACGGCGACTTCCACACCGACTGGAACAACCACGACGTGGGCATCGAGGTCTACAGCGGACACACGCCGCGCTTCCTGACCATCACCGGCCACACCAAGCTGGCCAAGCCCATGGCGCAGGCCACGCCCGGGGCCTTGCAGGCCCTGTTCACCACCCACCGCAAGTCCAGCGTGCCCACGGCCAACGTCATCCCGCTGGAGATGCCTGAGCTGTACAACGAGATCGCCATCCCCGATGTGTCCGAGCTGGACCTGTCCGCGCCGGTGATGGAGTTCCTGCTGCACGGGCCACAGGCAGCCGAGGACCGCTCCGGCATCCTGCACGCCGCAGGCGTCCAGCTCTACGGTGCCGGGTACGACGACGCCATGGTGCTGTCGATACTGGCCGCCAACGACCACGCCATGGACGTGGCCATGGCCCACCGCAAGCAGGACCCCGACCGCGCGCTGCAGTACCTATGGGTCGAGCACTGCCAGAAGGCCAAGCCCAAGGCAAAGACCAAGGCCGACCTGCTCTCCGGCTTCGACGACGTCTCCGCAGACCCCGAGGTGGTCGCTGCCGAGGCAGAGGTGAAGGAGGCAACCGCGCAGCGGGAGGACAGGTTTCGGCTCAAGGACACCACCGAGTTCGTCAAGCGCCAGAAAGCGAGCTGGATCGTGAAGGGGCTGGTGCCCAACGCCACGCTGGGCGTGATCTACGGGGCTTCCGGCTCGGGCAAGTCGTTCTTCGTCTTGGACCTGATGGCCGCCGTTGCGCGCGCCGTCACGGCCAAGCAGATCGAAGAGGCGCTGGAGCAGGGCAAGGAGCTCAAGCACAATGTGTGGCGCAATTTGAAGCTGCTGGGCGCCAAGATTTGCTGGGTGGCTGCTGAGGGTCAGGAGGACATGCGCAAGCGCGTGCAGGCCTACTGCATGCACGCTGGCATCGACCCCAAAGACCTGCCCATGGAGTTTATCGACGAGGCACCAAACTTCCTCGAGGCCCCCGACGTCAAGGCCGTGATCAAGCAGATGCGCGCCAAGGGCCGGTTCGACATCGTTGTCATCGACACGCTGGCGCAGGTCATGGCCGGGGGCAACGAGAACAGCGGCGAGGACATGGGCAAGGTGCTGGCCTACTGCCGCGAGATCACGCGTCTCACGGGCGCCATGGTCATCCTGATCCACCACAGCGGCAAGGACGAGTCACGGGGTGCTCGGGGCTGGTCCGGGCTGCGTGCGGCTGCTGACTTTGAGTTCGAGATCATCCGGGCCGACGAAGACCGCGTGGCCACCGTCACCAAGATGAAGGGCGGGGCCGACGGCGGCGAGTACGGCTTCCGGCTGGAAAGCATCGGCGTGGGCAAGGACGACGACGGCGATGAGGAGACCACCTGCGTGGTGGTGGCCACCGACAGCACCAGAGCCACCGTGGCCGTGGTCAAGGGCCCCAAGGGGGCGAAGAAGAAGCTGGTGCTGGAAACGGCCTCCGGGGTGATCGCGGTGGACGGCAGCATCACTAGGAACGAGCTGGTGGCCCTGCTCTGGGAGCAGTACCCACGGGGCGACGTGGACAAGCGCGACCAGCGCAAGGGCAACGCGAACAGGGACATAGACGCGCTGATCGAGGACGGCTTCCTGCTGCAAAACGAGGCCGGGCAGATCAGTTTACCAACCAAACCAACCAACGGAGATACACCATGACCGAAGACAACCTGCAACGCCTCGATACCGCCCTGCGCCTGCTCGCAGTGGTGTCCCAAGACCTCAGCAACCTGCGGGCGCTGATGACGCAGCCGGAGCCCACAGAAGAGCGCGGCAAGTGGATCAACACGACAAAACTAAACCCACAAGAGGCTCGGGTTTTAGATGCCTTGACCTGCTGCCCCGTGGCCTATGACAGCTTGGATCAGGCCGCCGAGATGGTCAAAGAGCTCTTCCCGGAACCCCTTGGGGGCACGCGGGACCGTCGCAAAGGCAATGCGATGAGGGCCGTGAGGGCGCTCATTACAAAAGGTTACTTGTACGAACACGACGACGGGAGCATAGACTTAGGTATGACGTGAGCGCGTAATGTTTTACATACGTGTAAAAAACAGCGTGCTTCAACTGCTTCAAGTAGCTTCAGAAGCGCTTCAGAATCACGGCAAACTGCTTCAACTGCTTCAACACCCCTTTAGGGGTTGAAGCATGAAGCACGGCAGTTTGAAGTAATTGAAGGCATTGTCTGCAAAAAACAACAGATAAAAAATAATTTGAAAATATTTGCAAAAGACTCGTACAACAACAAAATCGTTGTATACTTCTTCCATCGCAGCAAACACTGCGGTACTTCTCAACACAAACACATTGGAGTAAAAAATGGCTAAAGCAAAACTGGTGGTGGAATTGAACGAAGGCTCTGTGGACCGCTTGGGCATGCTGCTCGCACAGATCGCGGACCTCACGGCTGAGGCTGATGCGATTAAGGCGGCGATCAAGAAGACGGGTGAGTCCCACGAGGGCAACTTCTTCATGGCCACCTTGGTGGACATGGACCGTAAGGTGTTCGACAAGGACTTCTTCATCAAGGACCAAGGCCCCGATGGTGCGGCCATCTACGATGCCTACACCAAGAACACCTCCTGCATCTCGGTGCGCGTTACCTCCCGCTAAACCCCCCGCCCCCTCGGGGGCATCTTTTGAAAGACCTCATCATGATCCGTTACGCATCCTCCACCAAGCAGTCCGAGTTCCGTTCGCAACTGCCCCTGTCCAACGCACAGATCGCCTACCACGCCCCCAGCGTGATGGCCGACGCCGCCCACGAGAGCCGTGGCGAGCGCTACAGCTTCATCCCCACGATCCAAGTGATCGACGCCCTGCGCGGTGAGGGCTTCGAGCCCTACGAGATTCGCCAGACCAAGGTGCGCGACGCAGGCAAGCGCGAGCACACCAAGCACATGGTGCGCATGCGTCACGCAAGCCAGATCAGCACCAAGGACGAGGTGCCCGAGATCATCCTGCTCAACTCCCACGACGGCAGCAGCAGCTACCAGATCATGTCGGGCGTGTTCCGGTTCGTGTGCAGCAACGGCCTGATCGCCGGTGACATGTTCAACAACATCCGCGTGCGTCACAGTGGCACCGTGGTGGACGACGTCATCGAGGGCGCCACCCGGGTGCTGGAGGACGCCAAGCAGATCGGCTACCGCATCGACGAGTACAAGGGCATCGAGCTGGGCCAAGACGAGCAGCGCGCGTTCGCCACGGCGGCCATGCAACTGCGCTGGGGTGACACCGCCCCGGTCACGGCCAACCGGCTGCTGGCCGCCCATCGCCGTGAGGACATCAAGGGTGACCTGTGGACCACGTTCAACCGCGTGCAGGAGAACATGCTCAAGGGCGGCATTCCCGGACGCAGCTCCACTGGCCGCCGCACCACCACGCGCGCGGTGGGCGGCGTCAACGAGAACGTCAAGCTCAACAAGGCGCTCTGGACGCTGGCCGACAGCATGGCCGCGCTGAAGCTGGACAAGGTGGCCGACGAGTTCGTGGCCAAGTACGAGCACTCATTCGCATAACCAACCCGGCCCCCTTGGGGGCCACTTTTAGGAGACGACCATGAACATCCGCCCCCTGACCGCCGCCGAACGGCAGCACCTAGCGTGGGCCGAGCGCGAACGCTTGGCCTACATCGAGGACCACCCCGACGCGAAGCTGCTGGGCGAGCTGGTGGACGCCCAGCACGAGCTGGAGCAGGCTCTGGACGAGCTGGAGGCCCAATGAGCACCACCACCCCCAAACCAGCCGCCAAACGCGTCAAAACGGCCATTGTGGCCCCCACAGACTCCGTCATGGAGTGGCGCATGCCTGCCGAGGTCGCGGACTGGATCAAGCAGGCCGAGGCTCGGCTGACGTTCCTGACCACTAAGGTGGAGGAGCTCAAGGCCGAGAACGCGGGTCTGAAGCGCGCGAACAAGGTCATGGAGACCCGTGTCATGGGCCAATCACAGGAGTAGACGATGCAGAAAGAACTGAGCCCCCTCGCCCGGCAACTGCTGGGCACCAACGACCACGTGAAGTTTTTCACCCAGCAAGAGTTTGACGAGGCGCTGGCGCTGGCCAAGGCGGAGATGATGACCGTGGCCATCCAGACCACCAAGCACGCCATCGCCATCGAGAACGAGGCCTGCGCGGAGCTGGCCGACAACTGCGTGGACATCGAGAAGCTGGGCGAGACGATCCGCAACCGCTGGAGGCGGCCAACCGAGCACTAAGGGTAAACACCTACGATTTATTTTTTCAAAAGCGGTTTTTACTGTAATTTGAAGTTACAATAAAGGCGTTGGTTACTTCCGACCAACGTATACACACTAAGGAAATATCATGAACCCTAAAGAACTGTCTGTCGGTATGCGCGTAGTCGTTGTTGACGAGCCGGACGCCCATGTCTACACCATCGCCCAGATTGACGGCTTCAATGTCAAATTGGTCTACCCGCTGAAAAATGGCAAGATCGTGGACGGCGGAGTCTGCGATACCAGCTACATCAAACGCATCGTCTCTTAAACCACAGGGGGCCTCGGCCCCCTCCCACACACCCACACAGGAGATCACCATGGAACCCACCACAATCACCACAGAGCGCGGCACCCGTGTAAGCGTGGATGTTTACGCGAACTGGGATACGCCCAACGGACGGGACGATGTCTGGCTGAACATTGCGGTGCCCACGGCCAGCGCGAGCGTGGTTCTGACGCCCGCTCAGGCCAAGGAGCTGGCCGCAGCCCTGCTCGCGTTCGCGGAGGCAGCATGACCAAGACACTCTACGCCGTGTTCATTAACGGCGACTGGCACAGCGATGTCGAGGCATCCACCGAGGACGACGCCCTTGAGATCGTGTTAGACCGTGGCGTGGGCTACCACATCAAGGAGACCCACGTCGAGCCCGCCGTGGACCACGACTGGGAGCCCGAAAAGGACTGGCACCCAAGAAGCCTGTACGGCAACTAGGAGAGCACCATGGACATCAAGACATCCTTCGTCTACCCGCCCATCCCCGTGCGGGACTTCGACTGGGAGGCCTACGTGGATGGCTACGAGCCCGGCGACGCGCTGGGCCACGGCGCCACCGAGAAAGAGGCCATTGCAGACTTGCTGGCGCAGTTACAGTAAACTCCGCTCCAACGCGCTGAGAGATGCGCTAAGGAGTGGATGATGGCAACAGGCAAAAAGATGGGCAGGCCTACGCAGTACACCAATACCCTCGTGGATGAGATATGCGGGCGTCTGGCCTGCGGTGAGCCGATGGCCAAAATAACGCAGTCTGCGCACATGCCGGACCCAGTGACAATTTATCGCTGGCTTCGGGAGAAACCGGACTTTTGTCAGCGTTACGCGGATGCGCGGAGAGATGGCGCGCATTGTTTGGCAGACCAGATACAGGACATCGTGGACACCGAGCCGCTGGCCGTGTTCGACGAAGCGGGCAACAAGCGCTACGACGCAGGCAGCATCGCGCACAACCGGCTGCGCATGGACGCACGCAAGTGGCTGGCCGCCAAGTACCTGCCCAAGGTCTACGGCGACCGCACGGTGGTGGCCGGTGATGACGAGGCCCCGCTGGCCGTCGAGGTCAGCTTCGACGTGTTCGGTGAGGTGCTGAAGAACCTCGCCCTGACCCGCCAAGCCAGTGAGTAGTGCAGCCGCCCTGCTCCAAGACCCCAAGGTCCGCGAGCAGTACGCCAAGCTCAAGCCCGAGCAGCGCGCGGCCTTCGAGTGGCGCGCCCGCTGGCTCATAGCCGCCCACAAGCACCAGCTCGAGCCGCTGGACAGCTTCTGGTCCATCTGGCTGATGTGCGCGGGCCGTGGTGCGGGCAAGACCCGCGCAGCCGCCGAGAATCTGGGCTGGTGGGCGTGGGAGCAGCCGGGCACCCGCTGGCTCGTCTCGGCACCCACCAGCGCCGACCTGCGCGGCACGTGCTTCGAGGGCGACTCTGGGCTGCTGTCGGTGATCCCCAAGGCGCTGGTGGCCAAGTACAACAGCAGCCTGCACGAGCTCACCCTGATCAACGGCAGCCTGATCAAGGGCATCCCCGCGTCGGAGCCCGAGCGCTTCCGGGGGCCGCAGTTCCACGGTGGCTGGCTCGACGAGCTGGCGGCGTGGGAGTACCTGCAAGAGGCGTGGGACATGATCCAGTTCGGCATCCGGCTGGGCAAGAACACCAAGCTGATCGCGTCCACCACCCCCAAGCCCAAGCCCGTGGTGATGGACCTGATCGCCCGCGAGGGCGACGATGTGTTCGTCAGCCGGGCGTCCACGTACAGCAACATCAAGAACCTCGCGCCCAGCTTCCAGAAGCAGATACTGCAGTACGAGGGCACCAAGCTGGGCCGCCAAGAGATTCACGCCGAGATCATCGACCCCGAGGAGGGCGGCATCGTCAAGCGAGACTGGTTCAAGCTCTGGCCCGCAGGCAAGCCGCTGCCCAAGTTCGAGTTCGTGATCCAGTCGCTGGACTGCGCCACCTCAGAGAAGACGGTCAACGACCCCACGGCGCACATCACGCTGGGCGTCTACAAGCCCGAGGACGGCGGCATGTGCGCGCTGGTGGTGGACTGCTGGCAGGAGCACCTGCAGTACCCTGACCTGCGCCCCAAGGTGCTCGACGAGTACGAGGTTGTCTACGGTGAGGGCAAGAACAAGAAGCGCGTGGACCTGCTGCTGGTCGAGGACAAGAGCGCGGGCATCAGTCTTATACAAGACCTGCGCCGCGCGGGCGTGCCGGTCATCCCGTACAACCCCGGGCGGGCCGACAAGGTCCAGCGGCTGTCCATCGTGGCCAACATCATCAAGGCCGGTCGGCTGTGGATACCCGAGTCCAGCAACCGCAAGGGCTACGTGCGCGACTGGGCCGAGGGCATGGTCAGCCAGATATGCAGCTTCCCCGACGGCAGCGAGCACGACGACTTTGTTGACGCCATGAGCCAAGCCCTGCGATACTTGCGCGACGCTGGCTGGCTGACCATCGACTTCCCCAAGGAATGGGTAGACGAGGATGACTACGCCGACGCCAACCCGCGCAAGGCCGAGAACCCATACGCGGTATAAAATGCAAGAAACCACCGGGACCTGTTATGCCCACACCTACCGAGGCGCAATATGACACAACACAAGAAGGGCCGTTCTACCGAGTCCGTCCACGCGCTGCTGCGCAAAGTGGAGCAAGAGCTACAGGCCTACGCGAAGAAGGTGGGCCCGGTGCCCAAGCTGCACCCGGATCACCACGAGGCGCAGTTCCGCAACCACCTTCGGATGCGCAGGTCTATGACCTGATACGTGGCGGGCAAACGCCCGCGCACGAGGCGGCGCACGCCTACAGCCGCCAGATGTTCGGCAGGCCTTACGCGCCCATCCCCAACACCGAGAGCTCGCTCAAGAAGCAGGCCCCCATCGGGCGCGTGTTCACGCTGGCCAACGAGGGCGGCCCGGAGTACAAGCAGGCCGTCTACGACGCCTACAAGCGCCAGATGCCCGAGCACGTGGGCGACGCCCGCGACTACGACGAGCTGGTGGCCAAGGCCTACCAGCAGCTCAACCGCGAGACCAAGCAGCAGTTCGACACGTTGCCGGTGAACATGAGCTTCCACCGCAACGGTGAGGGCAACTACCGCAACAGCAAAGAGATGCTGCGCGACATCCACGGCAACGGCCACCTGTACGTGTTCCAAGGCGGCGAGCCGCACCTGTCCATGAACAACGTCGACCCGCAAACCGGGCTCAACGACACCGAGATGTTTCGGGCGGTCCACGACTTCTACGGCCACGCGCTGCACGGCAACGAGTTCGGGCCCAAGGGCGAGGAGAAGGCATGGGCGGCGCACTCGGGCATGTACAGCCCGCTGGCGCAGGCCGCCATGACCACCGAGACACGGGGCCAGAACAGCGTGGTGAACTACACCCCGCTCAACGCCAAGATCAAGGGCCAAGTCCGCAAGCTCGACGAGGCCGCGTACCACGCCGCCCGCAAGGGCGACACCGCGCAGGCCGAGCGCTTCATCAACCTCAAGCAGCAGTTGCTCAGTGAGGGCTTCACCTACGGCCCGCAGGCGTCCATCCTGCTGCCGCCCGAGATGAACCGGGGCGACTACGCGGGCGGCATACCGCCGTACCTGCGCCACCTGATCAAGCCCGCCAACCCGGCCAGCGCGGAGCTGACGCACTTCAGCAACGAGCCCAACCTGACCGCCACCGACCCCAGCCGCTACGGCACGGGCATCAAGGGCGCGGAGGCCGAGCGCCTGACCAGCCCGAACGCCGTGCGCGACCGGACCTACTTCTACGCGGGCAACCCCGAGCGCGGCGAGCCCGGGCTGGGTGCGCACAAGTACCGTGCCCGCTCCAGCGACCTGTACGACGTGGCCAGCGACCCGGAAAACCTGCACGCGCTGGCCAAGGAGTACAACGTCACGCCGTTCACGGCCAAGGCCAACCAAGGCGTGGAGAACCGCCAAGGCGCCTTCACCGACCTAGAGCGGCTGGCGCAGGAGCACGGCTACGGTGGCATACTTCAGCGCAACACCCAGATGCCGATGGCGGCAGTATTCGGCGCGCTGCCCGTGCGCAAAGCAACATAGGACGGCACCATGGCAGACTCAGAATTTGACAACGACGACGTACAAGACAGCAGGCGCGTTGCCGCTGCCAAGGCCAACCTGAACCCAAGGCTGCAGACGGTCAAAGACCCCCAGCGCATGGCCTTCCCCGGCATCTACGGCAACCCCAAGGAGATCGCGGCCATGGCCGCGTCCCGCGTGGCGCCCGAAGACCCGGCGCTCAAGCAGCTCTTTGGCGTCACCCGTGCCGATCTGTACGAGATGAACCAAGGCCGCAAGGGCAACCTGCCCGGCACGCTGCCGGGCGCCGCCGCCAAGCCAAAAGGCTCCGCTGCCGCCGCCCGGGTAATGACCAAGGAGAACGAGCAACGGCTGGTGGACACCTTGGGCGAGGCCCAGAAGCACGAGTCGCTGCGCCACGGCATGGAGCCGTGGTACATCACCGATCCGGCGTTCCAGCGCATGGTGCATCTGATCGGCTACGAGGACGCGGTGCGTGAGTACGACAGGATGAACCACTTGATGGGCATGGCATCCCCGGCCAGCGAGGTCATGACGGAGATACCCCGAGGCACCGCCGCCTACGCGCTGAACACCCAAGGCCGGTTTGCGGACTTCCTGAAATACGCGGGCAAGCCTGAAGGCAAGCGCACCCGGCGATTTCCTGCGGACATCCGCAACGTGCCGGGGCACGCCTACCACAAGACCGCTCAAGCCGGGCCCATGGCCAAGTACCTTGAGTCGGGCGAGATGACCATGAAGACCCCCAAGGTCCCGCTGTACATCCAAGCCAGTGGCGTTCCGGAGACAGGGTTTCAGACGGCCACGCCCGTGGGCGACGCGCACTGGAGCCGCGCCGTTGGGCTGGCGGACACCCGCAACTGGAAGAACGTCAAGGGCAAGCAGGCCATACCGGGGGCCAGCGTCACCAACCCTGAGATGGCCATGCTGTCACCGTGGTGGCGCAGCCAGATCGCGGACAAGGTCGGCCTAGAGCCGGTGTCCGCACAGGGATTGACTTGGGGGACTTTTGCCCCACAAACCGGCGTGGACACGCCCATTGGCGCGGGCAAGCTGGAGCTGCTGGCCAAGAACATCATGATGACCGCGCGTCGGCTAAACGTGTCGCCAGAGACCGCGCGCGACATGGTGCTGATGGGCAAGACCTACGCAGGCAAGGCCGAAGGCGGCTCCGTTGGCTACGCCGAGGGCGGCATGGTCAAGGACCGCGAGCCCAGCCAAGACGAGATGATGGCGCACATCATGCTCAAGGGCATGGCCAACCTGAAGGACGTCGGGGCCAACGAGGCACCCAACATGCACGTCAAACGGTACGTACCGCCCGCTGGCGGCCCCGGCTTGCCCGTTGGTGGCGTGGACTTCCAGCAGGGCGCCGAGGGCCAGCAGATGCTGCCAGAGCAAGAGATGATGCCCCTGCCACAAATGCAGCCGGGCCCGCAGGGCCAGCCCGGCCAGCCACCAGCGCCAGCCGGTCAACCGGGGCAACCCGGCCAGCCACCAGCGCCCCCACAAGGACAACCACCCGGCGCCCCGCGCAGCAACATCCTGCAAATGACCCCACAGGGTCAGGCGATGGCGGCCATGCGGCCCAACATGCCACCACCCAAGATGGCTGGGGGCGGCTCGACCACGCCCTCGGTGGAGGAGATGCGCAGGGCCATCGCAAGCGCGGCCACGTCTGCGGGCATGAAGGCGCCCGTGACCAACACGCGCAACATGATGACCCTGCAGGACAGTTACCAGTCGCTGGGTGACGATGTCCGCAAAAAAGCTGCCGACATGCAGGACATGATTGAGTCCATGCCGTTCAAGTACGACGTGGGGCACACCGTGTTTACCGCCCATAGCGCCAAGAACAACCTGCCGCCGTTTAAGGTGATCCGCAAGGCGCTGGTGGGCAATTCCCCCATGCGCGAGAACCACGCGCAGCTAGGCCCAAACATGGGCAAGTTCATCAAGGACCCGGCAACCGGTAAGACCAAGCGCACACCCTACGAGCCCGGCTACGACGTTCGCAGGGAGCACAAAGGGGAAGTGCATGAAATGCGCATCCCCGAGTCTGCAATCCTTGACAAGTTGGCCGCAGGCGGCACGGTCAAGGACTACATCCGCATCACGGAGCGCAAGCTGTGACCGGCCTGTACTCACCCATCAACAGGCTCATGGAGCAGGTCACCCGCCCCAAGGGCACGGGTGCGGAGTACATGGCCGAGCTGGCCAAGAAGCCCGGCTACAAGCCTGCGGAGGCGCAGGACCGTGACCTGCAGACGCTGATGGCGCTGCCCCAGATGGAGCGGGCCACGTTCATGGAGAGGCTCAAAAACAAGAAGAACAAGTTCCCGCTCAAGCAGCGCGAGCTGACCGGCACGCAGACGCACCACGAGACGTACACCCTGCCCGGTGGCGAGAACTACCGAGAGATTCTGCTGCACACGCCCATGCCCGAGGGCGAGGGCTTCCCCGGCGTGGAGTACCACTTTGGCGGCACGCCCAACGTCATCGCAAGCATCCGGGCCAAGGACCGCATCAGCCCCGAGGGCAAGAAGATACTGCACCTTGAGGAGATTCAGTCGGATTGGCACCAGCAAGGCCGCGAGAAAGGCTACGAGGACGCCCACAATAAAAAGCAGATAGAAGAAATTAGTGCCCAGAGAGCCAAACTTCATGATGAGTGGTTGGCTAAGTCGGAGGAACTTAGACTTAAAAATGACCCCAAACCGTACATAGCGCTGGCGCCTATTACAAATCAAATGAGGGCGCTATGGGACCAGATGAGTAAGCTGGAAGAAGAGCCAGCAATCCCTTACGGCCCCCACGCCAAGGACTGGCACGAGCTGGCGCTCAAGGCCATGATCCAGCACGCCGCTGAGAAGGGCTACGACCAGATCGCCATCACCCCGGGTGCGGAGCAGGCCAAGCGATATGAACTGAGTAAACACGTCGGACGCATTACACACATGACGCACCACGATGATCCTGATAGCGGTATTTTGTTCGCCTTTGACCCAAAGGGTAACCAGATAGTAGAGAAGCACAACGTGCCCCATTCCCAACTGCCTCAGTACATTGGCAAAGAAGGGGCGCGAAAACTATTAGAACAAAAGCCCGATGAACATGGATACCGAGAGCTAAAAGACCAAGACCTTGAGTTTGGTGGTGAGGGCATGAAGGGGTTCTACGACAAGATGGTGCCCGCCTTCCTGAACAAGTTCGGCAAGAAGCACGGCGTGCAGGTGCAGCAAGGCCAAGTTGCAACGGCTGGAAGTGCTAATCCTGTTACTGGTGGAGAAATTGCGGAAGCAATGGGTTATCCATTTCGTGAATTTATAAATCTTCCTAACCGAGCGCAGCTTGAGAAGCAATATTGGGACAATCAAAAAACTTATACCACGCCCGTCCACACGTTCGACATCACCCCGGGCATGCGCGAGGACGTGCTGAAGAACGGCATCCCGCGCTATGCCGAGGGCGGCGAGGTCGGGGAAGATGTTCCACGTGAAACAACCAAGGCGTACAAGCTGTTCCGGGTGCACCCCAAGCACCCCGGCAAACTGTTCCCGCTGTTCGTAGACTCCAACACACCAGTGGAAATGAACAAGTGGATTGCGGCCAAGGAAGGCGAGATGGCCAACGGCAAAGTGAAGTCCAAGATTGGACCGCTTGCCTACCGTCCCGGCTGGCACGCTGGCGACCTACCCATCGCCACCCACATCGGCGAGAAGTCTGACCCGTCGCTTACAGCACCCGACGTGCGGCCAGAGAACCACGCATGGGCCGAGGTCGAGATGCCCAACGACGTGGACTGGCAGGCCGAGGCCACCAAGCGCGGCACCAACGCGCAAGGCAAGCTGATTCCCGTCAAGGCGCACATCACCGACCAGTTGCCGGTGGGCGGCCACTACCGCTATAAGACCAATCCCAACATGACCGGCAACTGGCTGATTGGTGGGTCCATGAAAGTCAACCGCGTGCTGACCGACAAGGAGGTGGCCAAGATCAACAAGGCCGCCGGACTGGCAGACTTGCCCCGAGCCAAGCCGTTTAACGCCAAGAAGTTTGGCTTTGCCAAAGGCGGCTCCGTCGGACCAGAAGAATTTATGGCCGAGGAGCATGTGAACTACAAGGTGCTGCCACAGAAAGAGCGTGATGCCAATCTTGCAAAATTCTTGGAGCCCAGCAAAGAGAAACGCCGCATGTACCACGGCACCCGCCACTACACCCGTGGTGTAAAGGGTGGGCACCCAGCAACCAGTCCGGAAGCTGATCCAAACTACACCGAAAAAATGCGCAACACCGGAGGGTTTGCGTCTATCACCCCCGGTATTCGAGGTATGTCTTTTGTCACGCCCGATACAGAATTTGCTAACGAGTATGCGGGAGAAAACAAAAAAGCAGACAAAATGTCCGGTGCGGTGTATCCCGTGCATGTTCAAGTAAAAAACCCGTTTGATTATGAAAACCCAGCGCACGTTGCAAAAGTAGCAGAAGCACTTAAACCGACAGATAACATCTGGGCTATGCACCACGGAAAACCGCTTGATTACATAAAAGATAGATTGGCAAGCGGTGATTGGGCATGGATAGAAGACCCTGATGTAATGGCAGCGGCTAAGAGTCTTGGGCATGATGCCATGTACATGAAGGAAATGGGAGTTAAAAATTTGGGCGTTTTTAACCCCAACGCCATTAAATCGGCTATCGGCAACCGTGGCACTTACGACATCAACGAGCCGCACATGAATAAAGCTACAGGCGGTGTAGTCAAAGAGAAAGTTACAATCTCGCCCAACATGGACGTCATGCAGTACGAGTTAATTACCAAGAAAGTCAAATAATGGCTGACACCTACGACAACCAAGACGACGACGACCTTGAAGCCAACGAGGACGGCTCCGTTGATGTAGAGCTGCCCGAAGACATCTCCGACGTCACCGAGATGCCCGACGGCTCTGCCGTGGTGAGCATGGAGACCAGCGGTCCGGAAGAGTCGCCTGACTTCTATTCCAACTTGGCCGAGAGCATTGACACCTACGACCTGACCAACTTTGGCCTGCGCTACGTCAACCTGCTGGAGAAGGACAAGAACGCCCGCGAGGAGCGTGACAAGCAGTACGAGGAGGGCATCCGGCGCACTGGCATGGGCAAAGACGCACCCGGTGGGGCCAACTTCCTCGGCGCAAGCCGTGTGGTGCACCCCGTCATGGCCGAGGGCTGCGTGGACTTTGCAAGCCGCGCCATCAAAGAGCTGTTCCCACCAGACGGCCCCGTGCGCACCAAGATCATCGGCAAGGTCGACGACCTCAAGCAAGAGCGCGCCGAGCGCAAGCGCGACTTCCTGAACTGGCAGATCACCGAGCAGATCGAGGAGTTCCGCGACGAGCAGGAGCAGATGCTGACCCAGCTACCACTGGGAGGCTCACAGTACCTCAAGCTCTGGTACGACGAGACCAAGAAGCGCCCCTGCGTGGAGTTCCTGCCCATCGACCGCATGATCCTGCCGTTCGCGGCCAGCAACTTCTACACCGCCCAGCGCGCTGCCGAGGTGCATGAGATCACCGAGTGGGAGTACGACCGGCGCGTGGCCAGCGGCATGTACAAGGACGGCACGCACGTGGTCTCCGGCCAAGAGCCCGAGCAGACCCGCGCCCAGAAGGCCAACGACA